AGGACGGCCTGGACCACGGCCACGTCCGGCCCGTCATCGCCCTTGCCGAGCACACGGCGATCCTCCGGCGGGGGAGGACGATCCACCAGCTCCGGCGGCTCTGGCGGCTGGATCGGTTCGATCGGCGGCCGGTCGATTGGTGGCCGCGTGGGCGGTGGCTGTGTAGCCAGCTCCTCATCTGCGATCGCCTCGGCGATTGCGACGCAGATCAAGTCGAAGTTCTGCCGGTACAGCCCGACATCGGCTTCCGAATTTACGAAGCAGATTTCGAGCAGCACGGCAGTTTCATCGGTGTTGTTGAGGAACGCCAGATTGCCCGTGTACTTTGGTCCGCGGTTGATGAAGTCGCCGGCATCAGCGATGGCATTGACCACTTGCACCGCGACGGCTTCGCCGCTGTCGGACTTGTAGAAAACCTCGGTGCCGACCGGATTGCTGGTTTGATTGGAGCCGTTGAACGTGGCGCTATTGAAGTGCACGCTCACGTCCAGATCGCGCTGCTGATCGTTGTGGAATCGAACGATGCGATCTAAATTTTCGCTCTGATCATTGCTCACGTCGTCGTGGAATACGACGGTGCCAACGCCGAGCGTGCGCAGATGCTTGGCGGTCTGATCTACCACGCGGCGGGCTTCGTCCACTTCGTCCAGACCCCAGGGCGATGGGCCTTCGGCGCCGCGAATATAGAGGCCGTGGCCGGACGAAATGACGATATCCATGGGCGTGCCCTCCTGGGCAGCGACTAGGCCGGAAACCATGGGTGTATGTACGGAACGACTCGACCTTCTGGGTCCGGCGGTGGCTCGTAAGGCGGCTCTGGAGTGACTTGTCCCGGCAACTCTGGGAACGGCGCGCCCTCCATCCGCTTCATCATTTTCACCATGATGTAATCGAGCTGCGGGCCGACGAATCCGGCGGCGACGCAGCGATCGTACAGCGCCATTCCCTTTTCCTCGCCGAGATAGGCAATGACAGTATTGAGCGCGTCGATGGTCGATTGGTCGGTCGGTAGCGCCATTGCATCATTTCCTTTTTATCCGATTATTTGCCCGCCGTTGCTCGCATAGCCGGCGACGTTGCCGGGAAGCTGCTTGCCTTGCTTGTAGAGAACGGAATTGCCGTCAATGATGTACTGCGTCGCCGGCACCGCCCCGCCCACGTTGAAGTTGATATATTGCAGGCTGCACACCGAGACGCCGGTGGCGATCATGTATGCCCCGACGCAATTCAGATCGGTGGTGCTGAATGTGCCGCCAGCCACGTCGGCGCAGCCGGTGTATTGACTGTTTCCGGTGATCGCAAAAGCGGCATTCACGAAGGCGCTGTTGCCCTGAATGTTCACGTCGCCCGTGTACTGGAACAGCGTCGACGACGCCTGCAAGCTCATCAGATACGTGCCGGTGTTTGAGGTCACGATCTGAAATCCGACGCGATCCAGCGCCACGACGCTGCGCACCGCAGTCAAAACGTGGGAATAGTTTGGCGGGCCAATCTCTTGATACAGGGTGAGATTGCTAAGGCGCGCGCTGCATGAATTGAAGGCCATGGCGGCGTAGTTTGCGCCGCCGCCGTAGAACTCATGGATGCGATACTGCCAGCGATCCCCGCCGCCCGCGCCTTCGACCGACACGCTGCCGCCGAACGGTCCAAGCTGGGCACCAACATAGTCGCCAGGAATGCCGAGCTTGATGTTGAGGGTGAACAGCGGCGTGACCATGAACCGCGTTGCGGCGGCATAGAACGCGCCGGAAATGGTGCGGAATGCATGTTGCGGATCGTTGCTGGTGCCGTCGCCGGTGGTGTCGTTGCCGTCGGTACGCACCCACATATCCAGCGCGCCGATTTTCAGCTGCGGCACCTGCGAGGCGACGAGGCCGATCATGTAGAACGCATCTTGCCAGTACGCGCACAGGAACGGCCGGTCGCGCAGAATGTCGCCGGACTGCAGCTCTTGCCCGTCATTGCGATAGAGCGGGACGTAGCCCAGACCATTAAAGTTGAGCCGCACGTGCTTCTGATTTTTCGCCACGTTCTGCAGCGTCAGCACCGGCGCGAGGAAGTTGTTGTAGCGCGTGGTCGGCGGATCGAGCGCGACGGTGAAGTGAAAGGCGTCGACGACTGCGGGCAGCATGGTGCTGCCCTTGGGCAAGCCGCGCTGGATCAGGTAGCGCGTGGCCAATTCCAGATTGCGCAACGACGCCATCCGATAGGCCAGCTCGGCGCGATCAACGACGGATTCGACTTCGCTGATCAGCGAGTTGATAACGTGCGGCCGCAGTCTGACATCGCAGCCATTGCCGTAGTACAGCGCGGAGGTATCGACCGGCACGATCGCCGGGGGGTACGCCTGGGCGGGATTGTTCGGTGTCCCCGCATTGGGCGGGAGGCCGCCGTCATATTGATATGGAAAGATGCCGCCCATTGCGTGCTCCGATTACTTCTGCGGCGGGGAGGGCCACAGCCCCTCGATGATCTCCTGCACGTCTTGATCGTTGCCGCCTGCCTTGCGCAGAAGCGCGGACAGCTTGTCGAGGGCGGCGGCGCGGCGCGCGCGCAGCGGGATCAGTGCGTCATTTGCCTTTTTGAGTTCATCGGCAATCCTGGCGTTTTCCGCCTGTACGAACGCCTCCCGCTTTTCGTTTACGGCCGCCACCTGTGCGTCGATCAGCTCCTGCTGTTGCTCCAGCTCGGCTTGCATGACGACATCGGCGCGCGCGAGGACGGCATCAGCGAATGGCCACGGCATCGGGCCGCCGTCGATCACATTGCCGTCGGCATCGATCAGCGGGTGGCGCTTGTCTTGTTCGTAAATCCGTTGCGCGAAGCGTTGCTCCAACTGCGGGAAAGGTTGGCCGAACAATTTAGAAAATTGGTCCGGCGTAAGCGAATAGTGCCCGGCGGCAGTCCGCAGCCAAACGAGGGCATCGGGGAATGTGAGCTGATGAAACATCATGGGCGCGCCCTCACAGCTTGATCATGATGTTTAAGAAGGTGGTCGGCTGCACGATCGAGAATGGGACGTTGCCGCCCTGGTTGCCGAGGACGATTCCGATCGGGGAGGCATTGACGGTGACTTGCTGCGAGTAGCCGCCCCATAGGCCGACGTTGTAGGTGCTGCCGCCCTCGATCGAAACATAGCTCGCGGTGATGTTGTAGTTGTAGTTGCCCTGCGCGAAATGGGTATGATTCGGATCGGTGACACCGTGGGTGTGCGCGGCGTGCTCGCCGCCGCTGAAGGTGTAGGTTTCCGCGCCCTGGACGTTGCCGAGTGGACGAGCGGTGAGGCCGAGCCCGCTGCCGGCAACCGCCAGCGCGCGGCCCAGCATTTTGGTTAGGCCGATCTTTTTATGCGCGTCGAAATCCGCCTTCGCGCCAGTGCCGCGACCGCCCGGCGTCACCGGCGCATTGGTGTTGTTGATATTGGTCCAGATCAGAATGAACAGAGCTTCGCAATCGGCATTGGCGCGCGTGGTCGCGCCTGACGTGGCATCGCCGATGGTGCCATCGTTCGCCATCACCCAACCGGGATCGGCGACGGTCTTTAGTGTCAGCTTGGCGTCGCCGGTCGAAAAGTTGGCGGTGGCCAACAGCGCCTTGACGAACTCGACCGTCACCAGCTGCTTGTTGTCGGCGGGCTCGACTGGCGTGGGCGCTTTCGGTACGCCGGTGAACACCGGCGAGGCCAGCGGAGCGTAGGCCGAGAGATCGACACCGCCGCCACCGCCGGAGCCCATGGCGATGTCTACATAGTTCTTGGTGGCGACCTCGGTTGGTCCGAGCGGATCACGGTACGCGAACAGCGGCCCTCCCAGATTGCCGCCGCCGAGTGGAAGCACCCGCAGCCAAGTCCCCTCAAAGCGGCCATAGGCGAACGTGTCGTGAGGCGCGTCGCCGAATTGCGGCGCGTGGGCATCCACGTAACTCTTGGTTGCCGCCTGGGAATCGAGGGTCGGATCGCCCGGCAGGACCAGTGGCCCCGTCATGGTGTCGCCGGCACGATCGACCTTGGCGTTGTTGATTGGGACGACCGCCGCAGCGGCGGTGGCGTCAACGTAGCCCTTGGTCGCCGCCTCGAGCGGCGCTTCTGGGTCGCCGGCCAGGACCAGCGTGCCGGTCATGGTGTCGCCGGCACGCAGCACCCGTTCGTCAATGCTCGCGTCGTAGGTTTGGAACGTGTCGCGGATCGCTTGACCGAGATTGTCAACGCGGTTGGCGTTGTAGGGCACGCCGAGATAATCCACGGCCGCCAGAATCTCGGAAATGCCGGCGTTCACCGCGCAGTCGGTGAGGATCGTGGTGCAGTCGTTTTTGTAGTAGAGCGGCCCCTCGCCGATGACGGCATTCTGCGGACTGTAGCCGTTGCAGACGTTGCCACCGGGCGGCGCGCCGTTCTTGTCGCTCGCTGGGAATATGCCGGCCACGGGCGCGCCCTCCAGATTGCGGTTTTATACGATCCGGGGCGTTCCGGCTATAGTTTAGGGTTGACCTAGAGCGTGATGCAGTCCTCGGGATTGCATTCGTAGACGCACCAGAACACGCCGCGAAGGCCCTCTAACAGCTTGGGCAGCAGCCATTTCGTGAAGGCTTCGTACAGCTCTGGATCGTGCGGCAGCGTCTGCGCCTGGGTCGGAATGTTGCAATTTTCCGGTATCTGAACTTCGGCCGGGCAGTAGACGATATTGAGCGACGGCCACACCCCGAAGCAGGCCGCCGGCTTGATCACCGGGTTGTTCATGATGGTCGGATCGGGCGGGCAGGCGAAGACCGGCGGGCACGTGCCCTCGTCACGCGCCATGCTCCACCAGCCGATCGGTCCGCAGTTCATGTCGCCGGCATAGTGCATCGTCATGTCCACGCCGAAGCGGGCGGCAACCTTGGTCAGAAATTCCCAGTTGATCGGGCCGCCGTAGTACCGCAGCTGCAGCATGAAGCAGATCAGGAACTTGAGCATCGGCTCGGAGAAGCCGGGGCCGCACGGATCGGGATGCTTGATCCCCATGCGATCGGCCCAGCGCCGAACCAGCTGCTCGGCGGTGCAGGGATTGAGCTCGCGAAGCATGGCACACAACGCCTGCAGCATGGTGTAGGCGCCGGTTGCAAAGCAGTCGACCACGGCGAGCTGCGGCGCGACTGGATCGATCTGGCACGGGATGTTGCGTTCCTCGCAGCAGCCGCCGAAGATCAGCTGCTCGCATCCCACCTTTGAACATCCGACCGTGATCGATGTGTAAACCGCCGAGACTTCGATCGCCGGCACCAGCGTGGTGTTGTACGGATCGCCTTCCGGCAGCAGCTGCCGCACCTGACAAACCAAGTCCCACTCCGTGAAGTCGCACGGCGACGGCCCGCAGCAGCCGTCTGGGATGTAGCACTGAATCGCCGGCTCATCCGGCCCGCTGAAATTCTTTTCCGGCGGCAGCGGACAGCAGTACGGCGCTTCGTTGGGAACGGTGGGGGCTAACATCGTTCTGGCGGCTCGTTGCGCAGTGCCAGCGCGTTGATGGTGCCGAGCCGCTGCATCAGCTCGGCGGCTTTGCGGATGGTTTCAAGTTCGTCTTGCGTCAGCTGCGGCGCGAGCGGTGGCGCGAGCTGCGGCAATGGATTGATTTCGGGAGCGGGCGCATCGGTGACCACGACTTCGCCGAGCACCGGGAACACGCCGCATTCCAGCACGATGTAGGCGTCATCTTGCCGGCGCACGGCCTCGGGCGGATCGAATGTGAACGTCACCGTGGAGAAGCATGGATCGCCAACAGCGCCGTACACCGCCGCACGCAGATGCTCGCGGCAGATCGGCGAGCCGACGCAATACATGATCCGAATGTACGTGTTGAGCGCCTTGATGATGCGGTCGATCGCGATGTCATCGCAGCCACGGAAGCAATAGCCGGTGACGTTGATCTTGACCGGCGCGCCGCAACGATAGGTGCCCTGCACTCCGACTGGCGCGAGCCCTTCGCCCTTGCCGACGTTCCTGCCCCACATCCACCAATTCATTTCGTCGATCACTTCTCCCGGCGGCACGCCATAGGGAGCGGTGACAGCATCGCCGTAGACGCCCTCGAAAAACGGATAGATGACCAAGTAGGTCGGATCGCAGCAGCCCTCGCATTCATCGGTGCAGGCGCGCGTGACGCCGGGATAGCGCAGCGTCTCGGTGATGTACCATTTTTCGTTCGTGGACAGGATCATCGAGCTTTCAGCGGCCAGCACCCGCGCGCGCAGCATGTCGCACGTCTCGTTGCTGGTGCCGCCGATCATGCCGTTGCCGATGACAAGGCCCTCGGGATCGATCCCCGGCAGCGTGGTCGCCACCGTCAGGGGCGAGCCAACGCCCAGATTGAACTCGCCGCCGGGGAGTGCAGCGACAATCCGGAGCACGGCCCGGCCGGTGCTGTCGAGCAGCGTTGGATTGAACGTCACGCCAGGATCGAGCTTGTATTCCCGCGAGGAGGCGCCGACGAAACGGATATTCGGCGGGATCGGTGCCGCTGGCGTCCCGCTGATCGAGACGTAGCCCTTGGCGCGCGTTGCGCCGCGCAAGTTGATGCCAATGCGCGCGGCGTAGCGAATGAGATTGTCGCAGCACATGGTAGCGGCGTCGTTTTCTTTCAGCGCCTGCGTGACCCAGCCGTGCATGAGATTGACGGTGCCGGCCATCACGAAGGCCAGCACGTCCTCGGTGGTCATCGGCAATACCGGCGCACCGCCCAGGAGTCGCCGGCTCAACTCGGTGGAGATGTCGTCGTGCAGCTCGGCGATCGAGGGGCGCGGCAGAACACAAGTGATGTCAGTCATAACCGGCATGGCTCACCCCCTGATGTTTCGGTCGTATGGATCATTGCCAAACCAATCGGGACCGACGCGCAGGCGCGGATAATGCCACACCGGAGGCACCGTGGTCTTGCCGGTATATTCCTCCCAAAGATAGGTCGAGTCCGGCAACGCCGAGCCCTGCACCACTAGCGACGCCGTGCCCAGGCCGGGGCCTTTGAGCACGACTTCCAGCCGCATCACGTGGCGCGAAATATACCACGGCATGACATCGATCTTTGAGGCGATGCCCCAGGTCAGCAGGTAGGAGATCGCTTCGAGTGCATACTGTCTGGCCATCATCAGCGTCTGGTTGTTGACGTGATTCCATTGCAACGCCCACAGTTTCGAGCCGCTGATAAAGGACGAGCCGCGACTGCCGACATAATCGCCGCCACGAAAAGAGTCTGCCCACCAGCCGCCGGCCCGGCTGTGATCGATGAACGGCGGCGCTTCGTTGCACTCAACTTGCCCGCGCGTGAACAGCTGAGTGATCACCCATCCACGCAACCAGTCACGGCGATCGAGCGTGCCGCTGGCGGTGACGTTGAGATTGGGATCGCCCTCCTGAATGCCCTCGCAATTCCCCGGCCGGCACAACGGAATCCGGCGGCTGGAAATTGGCGGCTGGAACAGCGGGAAGTTCGCGGTGCGGCAGCGTGTCGGCGCTGGCTCGCAGAGATTCTGCGGCGGGCTGTATGTGATCATCGTCATGGCCGGTCGTCCCTATGCGAAGATTTCATTGGCGCGTTCCTGCGTGAGCACGCCGGCAGCGACAAGATCGATCTTAAAATTTTTCACCTTGGTTCGCGTCATATCAATAACGGCATCGGAGGTGATGACGGCTAAATCCTTTCCGGTCTTGCCGTTGTCGGACATGCATCGATCTTGCAGCAGGCGATATTCTGCATTCGTCCACCGCGCCAGCCATTCCGTCGTCGCCGGCCTCCCCGGCACCGAGATCGGAATGGTGGCAATCACGTTGTCGGCGGCGGTGATTTGCGACGGCACGGCTTCCGGCGCCGCCGCATAGGACCAGCTGCTGCGTTCGTCGGAGATCGGAACGAAGGCAGATATGATCGGGCAGACTTTGGCGATCTCCTGGCGCAGATAGCCGGCGTCCATAATCTATACCCTCATGCCATGATCTCACTTGCGCGCAACGAGCCGTAGTTGGCGGGAGTCGACATGCTGTTGCCGTTCACACTGGTGGCGATAGCGAGGAAGTAAGTCGTTGTTGCCGTGGTAAACGGCGCGTCCATCGCTGCAGCTGATCCCGCGCTTGACGTATAGCTCGACACCCCGCCTGGGCCGGCATTCGTGTAAGCGCCGACGATCGTGCTGGTGATAGCGTTTGGATTCGACGTAGTATTCCTATTAAGCCTAGCCATCGGCTGCGTGGATGCGCTCGGAACGTACGAGTCGTAATCCGAACGAACATCGAAAAAATTGCAGACGCAAGTCGGCGTGATCGAAACCGAAAGCCCGGAGTTTGTCCACGCACTCGTGGATATGGACGTTCCCGCCTTTGAGGCCATCGCCGTCTGGATAACCTCACCCGGCATCGGCGTCTTCGCGCCAACCGGAAGGATGCGAGTCGGCGACACGCCCCACGTCCCCGCCGTGGTCAGCCCAGAATCATAGTCGGCAAATGCAATGACACGAAACGGCTTGGCCGATATGGCAGCGTCGCTGTAGTTCGTCGCGACGGCGTTGCCTCCTGTAATTGTTGAAGCTGACAATACCCCGATGACAGGGAAGCCGGAGATGACGGCAGAACCAACCCCAACCATGCTAACAAAGTCACTGCATCGTCGAACCACCAGCCGTGGCGTGCCCGCGTCATTCGCTAGTGCGAACCACAACCGAAATGGTTGAGTGTTGCGCGCGCCGATCGTCGTTGCGGACGGGATGGTGAGCGAAAGCGCAGCGGTCAGCGTGACCGTGGTCCAATCCGGCATGATCGCGTACACCGGATCGCCAGCACTCGGATCGTTGCCGCTGATGGTCTTGACTGCGAACGTCGCGGCATTACCGGCGTGCGTTTCGACGATCTTGCCATTGACGAGATTGAACTGCGCCGCTGCCGCTGCGCCGCCGCCACCGCCCGCCGCAACCGCTGCGCCCACGAACGCCGTCGTAGCCACCTTGTTGGAGGAGTCGCCAGCAGTCGGCGTTACTGCGATCGGTGCGCCGGATAGGTTGGCGTCAATGATGTTGACCATGCCGCCGCCAACGGCATCGATGATGGCTTGGCCAACTGCCCCACGAAGACGGAGATAGGTCGAGGCGCCCGCGACGTTGCCAATCTGTGCTTGCCGCACACCTTGACCGTAGAAGTCAATGACGCCGGTGCCTTTGCCTTTGATCGCAAGCGAAATGTCGGTGTCGATCCCGGTGGCATTGATGGCCGGAACGCCGCCGGTCACCGCTGGAATGATATCGACGCCGTTGGCCGGCAGCGCGACGGTGCTGCGGAAGCTGGTTGTGCCGTAAAGTCCGGTCGCTGCGGCAAACGAATTGTTGCCGGTAAAAGCATTGTTGGCGGCCAGGAACACATCGCCGCCGACGCCGGGGATGCCTTGCGCGCCGGTGTCACCCTTGTCGCCTTTGTCTCCCTTTGGTCCCTGGATGCCCTGCGGCCCCTGGATGCCCTGCGGTCCGATCGGGCCTTGTGCTCCGGGCGGTCCCTGGATCGAGCCGCCGCTGATCCAGGCCGTGCCGTCCCATATCCACAGCGAGTCGTCGGCCTGGACAATGTAGGCGTCGCCCTGGTTGTTGCCGGTCGGCGGCAGATTGCCCGACGTGGCAACCGATCCCTTCATGGTGATGCCGCTGCCGGCAACGCCCTGCGCTCCCTGGACGCCCTGCGGGCCTTGTGGACCTTGCGCGCCGGGTGCGCCGGCCGGCCCGTCGGCTCCCTGAATTCCCTGCGGACCTTGCGGCCCTGCTGGGCCAGTTGGTCCCGCTGGTCCGGCCGGTCCGGCCGGGCCGGTGGTGATGCGCGCCGTCAGAAAGCCGTTGCCGTCGAGGAACAGCGGCTCGGCAAAGAGCAGCTGCATCGTGATGCCGACAACTTGCAACGGCAGGACAGCGGCAGTGACGCCACCGCCACCGCCTGCGACGATCTGATCGATCTGCTGTTGCAGGCTGACGACGGCACCGCCGACGCCGAGCAATGACACCTTGCCGGGGATGCCTTGCGAACTCCACGCCTTGGAGCCGTCCGGTCCTTTCGCTAGTCCGATCTCGCCTTCGTCCGCGAATGTCGTTGTCGGCGTGACCGTGGCGCTGCCGCCGGCCACGTGATCCGTGGCGTGCATCACGCCCTTGTGGAACCAGCCATCCGGGCTTTCATAATGCGTCGTCTTGGTCTTGGTGCGCGCGGTTTGTGACTCGAATTGAGTGGCGTTGGCGGATTTGATGTCGAAGTTACCGCCGGTGTTATTGCCGATCCCTTTGTCGGCGTTGAGCTTGGACACGTTTTCAGTCGTGCCCGACATTTTTTCTTTTTCGGCATCATAGTGGAAGCCGGCGACGCGACCGGAGTCCTTGGTCTGCCCGTCCATGTCGTCGGAACCACCACCGCCGCCGCTACCGTTGCCGCCGCCCCCGCCCTCCTTTTTCATCTTGTGACGGGCGAACATCTTCTTATTGCCGGGCGCGTAGTGGAACGACTCGCCCTCGTCCGGCTGTGGATGCTGCTCGCGATCTCCGATCACCCACGCGATCACTCGGCGCGAGGCATCCGCGCCCACATCGATGGTGAACACTTCGGTTTTTTCGGATGGCTTGACGTGCGCGACATAGCCGACTGGATGCAGCACATCCAGCTTATCGTTCTCCATCTTGTGGCCCATCTTGACGCGGGCTCGCAGCAACTTCTTATCGTTGTAGGTTTTTAGCAGATAGCCACGGCGGATCACGTTGCGCACCTTGTTGGAAAGGTGCTGCATGTGCTCCCATGACATGCCGGGGAGAGTCATGAGAACGCCCCGCCTTCGCCGCCGGCTGCGCTGCCGCCGGTGTCGCCGCCGCCCTCCGAATCCTCGAACGATTGCTGCGGCACCAGCACCAGCTCAGCCTGCCGTTGTTCAGCTTCCAGACTGAACGTCACTTCCTTGAGCTGCAGCATGTCGGCCACGGCATCGACCGGGATGATGACCATGTGCAGATTGCCGGGCTTCCACAGCTGCCCGCCGTCGTCGGACCACGTGGACATGGTGACGTTGACCGTGAGTCCCGCTGCCTTGCGGCGATTCATTTCGGTCTTCGCGCGTTTTTTCAGCGTCTCCTTGTCGTGATCAGTGTCGATCAGCGTGTGCATTTTCTTTTTGAATTTGACGTAGGAGTCTTTGGCCTCGCCCATCAATTCTTCGGCTTCCTTGCCGTATTTTTTATCGGTCGGAATGCTGTTGCCCTTGGCCTCGATATCGCTTTGACGCTCGCTGATGTCGCGTTTCACTGACCAGTTGGTGAAGTTGTGGCCGAGAATGATCGGCGTGCCGCCGCCGGTGGCCGAGCCCTTCTTTTCCAGAACGACGTTGCCTTCCTCATTCTCCCGCGCGTTGATGCCGAACTCGCGGCACACGCGGCGGATGGCGCGCTCGACGCTCTCGCCTTCCTGAATGATGAAGCGTTCGATCTGCCGGCCTTCGCTGCTCTTGTCCTCGATCTTTGACTCGTAACCCTCGGCCAGTTTCTTTGCGACTTGACCGGGCTTTTTCTTGTTCTCCTGGCCGCTCTCGTGATCCGGCACGCTATCGACCAGCGCGGAGGCGAGCCCGCGATAGTGCAGATCGAGCGTGAACGTGTCCGGCGAACCGTGCGACGTGCGGCTATCGATGCGAAAGGTGGCGGCGAGCTGGCCGTCGAGCATCAACGTGCCCCTGGCGCCGTCGATCAGCGCCTGGACTGGCATACCGCCCGCGCCTGCAATTTCGGCGCCCGGCCATGACAAGGTGAACACGCCGTCGCACGTCATGTTTTCCAGCGAGCGATGGGCCGTCAGTTTCAGCAGATTCCCATAGGGCACGCCGGCACACATCACATAGCAGCTGCCAAGGGCTTCGTTTGGCATGGATCACTCACACCCGAGCCGGCGGTTGATACGCCGGGAGCCGACCGATGATTTCGCTTTGCTGTTGCGGAGCCGGGATGGTTGCTTCGCGTCCGATAAAGAACGGCGGCATGCTGGCGTTGTATTGCTCGACCTCCTCATAGCGACGGCCGTCGCCGTAGAGCTTGTGCGCGACAACGACCGACGGCCAGATGCCGTTGACGCCGGACGTGACCAGCCCCGGCAGCCGGATGTTGGCTTGCAAGATTGATTGCGCCGAAGATGCCCGCGCTTCGCGGATGGCCGACACCAGCTTGTCGTCACAGCGGATGGCGGCGACTTCCTCCTCCTCATCGTAGACCGTCATGATGAAGTCGAGATCAGCGAGCGCCGCCGCGACGGTGGCATAGGTGGTGCCGATCGCCGTCAGCGCATAGTCACGCACGAGTGAAAGCCGGGCGGCAATGACCAGCGTTTCGACCGAATAGCCGGTGCCGATGCCCAGCTCAACCACTTGCTTGTTGTATGTACGCAAACGATCCATGGCGTCGGCGTGGATCAGGCGGATGATCATGGTGCCGTGATCGATCGGCATGATCACGTCGCTGAACTCGCTGTAGATCGCAGACGGGCCGGCGATCGGGCCGCCGAGCGAAACGCGGGGGGCGACGACGCCGAGTCCAACGGCCATCGATCCCCTGTCCGTCAAGATCGGCTGCACGCCGCGCTCCAGCGCCGACACGGCGTCGAAGGAGTCCTCATCCGTCGCCGGCTCGATCAGCCGCGCCAGGGCGAGACTCGCTTCCGTGGCGGCAGCGGCGTTGGTTGGCGTTCCCTGCCAGAAGCCGAGCGCAGCGGCATTGACTGCAGCTGATCCAAGCTGCAGCACGTCGGCCCGCATGGTGCTGGCGTGGAACGGCGCCATGCTGTTGTTGGCTTCGACAAAATCGTAGCTGAGTTTTGTCCTGCGCTTGTCTCGATAGTATTCGAGATGCGTGGTGAGCCGCACGCAAGCGACTCGTTGCGCGCCGTAAGCCGGATGCACGAGCGTGCCGGGCTCGGGCGATTCCGCGGCCGATGCATGCGCGATGGTCTGCGCAATCTGATCGCCGCCGATGATCCAGCCCTCGACCTTAAAGCGGCGGGCCTTGCGCCCCAGGTCTTTGTAGCCGGTGCGATCTGACAGCGGATATTCGTACAGATGACCACGGCGGCCGAAGTCATCGTCCGAGCTGTCCACGAAAAACGGCACGCCCTTCCACGACGCCGGCTGATAGGTGGGTTCTGGATCAAGGCAATCGCGGATCGTCATCAATCACCTGTTGAGTCTGTGCCGGCGGGCGCGGTGCCGGTCTTGTTGCCGCCGCTGGAGCCGCCAGCGCCCACCACGTTGACGGTGACTTTCGCCGCGCTGATCTTGGCCGCCGCAGCCGTGCCGATCGCGCCGCCGATCGCGGCGGCGTTGATGCCCTTGGAGAATGCCGCGCCGCCATCTGATCCGGCTTTAGTGATCCCGGACGCTGCGGCCTGAGAGAACGCATTGCCGCCGGCCGTACCAGCATTGGTGAACGCCGTCTGATCCGGCACGATCGACGGCGCTTGCGTGGTCGGCACCGCGCCAGGGGCAGGCTTCGCAGCGGGAGCTGCCGGCGTGACTCCAGGCGTGGGCGGCACGGCGGGCGTGACCGCCGGTGTAGGCTGCGTGACGGTGGTTTGATCAGACTGGATGTCGACTCGCTTGACCGGCGGGGTGGCCGCCTCCATTCGCCGCTTGTATTCCTCTGGCGTTATTCCCGCCTCTCGCGCCGCCCGTTCCTCCGCTGCCTTTTTCTCAATCGCTGCCCGTTCTTCGGGCGTTGCCCCTTCTGGTTCGCCCTGCTCATCGAGCCCGAGACGCTTGCGCCAGACATTGATCATGTTCTGAACGCCTTCGCCGATGGCATCGCCAAGGCCGGTCATTCCGGCTTCGAAGGCAGCCTTCAGCGCAGTTCCGACTAGGCTCGGAAGTTTCGCCGTCGCGGCGCTGATGCTGCTGCTCCAGTCCACGGCGTCCCATGCCGCTTTCATCGCCGTGCCGAGTTTTGAGGCGATCAGTCCGGTGTCCAACGTCTCCCAACTTGCCCCAGTCAGCGACTTATTAAGATCATCCAGCGCCGTCTTGAGCTTGCTGCTGTCGATCGAGTTGATCGAGGAGGCGATGCCTTCCCAGCCGAGCCGCGCGAATTGTCCGATCGTGGTAGTGACCGACGGCCCCAGCTCGAGCATTTTTTGATTGAAGGCGGCCAGCGCCTGATTGACCCCCGGCAGCGCCTGGGTGCCGATGCGGTCCATGCCCTCCTTGAACTGGCTGCCGATCGAGCTGCGCAGGAGGATGTTTTGCTGCGCGTCGCGCAGCTGCTGCTTTTCGTCGACCAAGCCCGCACCGTAGGCTTGCTGGATTTGCTGCTGCGTCTGTAGGAACTGAGCCAGCGCCTCGCTACCGAACGCCGTGGCGCGGACCAGCTCCGGCCCGAACAAGCCGACATCTTTCCAGAATTGTGCCAGCCGTTTCTTGGCTGCGTCTGCCGCCTTCGGTGTCTTGGCCCCCTCGACGGCCGCTTCCAGCTGCTCGCGTTTCTTGGCGAAGATTTGGCCGATGTCGTAGGCGTCGAGTTTCTTGCCAGCCGCCTCCATCTTCTTGACGTGCGCAGGATCGAGGCCGAGCCGACCATAGAGTCCTTTTTCCCCGGCGATGCCGCGCTTGGCGCGCTGATCCGACAGCATCTTGGGCAGGCGCTTCTCCAGTCCGGCGTAGCCGGGACCGAAGACCGCTTCGCCGGCCGCCTGCCGGGCCTCGACCTCATCCACTTCGCGCCGCGACTTGAGCGACTTGGCGGTGTTGGTCACCAAGTCCTCGGCCTGGGCGTTGGCCGCCTTGAAACCGATCGCCATGGACCCGGCGGCGGCGGCCAACGGGACGGCCGCGAGCGCCGCGCTTCCGAGACCGCGCGCGAGCGCGCCAACGCCCCAGGCACCCGTCGCCCCCTCGATCGCGCCGACGGCCCTGGTCCCCGCGCCAGCTAGGAGGCTGCCAGCCCGGCCAGAGCGCCCGCCTGATGCGACGCGAGCGGAGGGCGTGGACCTAGCAGCCTTGGCCGCTGCCTCCGCAACAGCGGGCTTCGCAGCCATTGCAGCGAGCTGGGCAGCGCCAGCTGCACGGGTCATCCATCCCTGGCCAACGGCGGTTGCGATGTCTCGCTTGTTGAGGCCCGGCAGTTGGCGGGTGCCGCCGGTCGCTGCCCGGCGGGCATCCTCCAGGCTCATGCCCATATTGCGCTTCTGGATGCTGCGGAGGAGCTTGTCGGTGATGCCGGAGGCGGCCGCCGCTTGGGCCGGGTAGTTCTCCCGGCCGCGCGCGATGGCCTTGGCGCGCGCCTTCTCGGCCCGCAGCATGTCGGCAGCCGTCGCCTTCTGGGCCTTCGCCAACTGCGCTTGCTGAGCGACCAGGGGCGCGACGATCTTGGATGTTTGCTGGACTTGCGCCTGCAGCGGCTTGAGCATCCGGCCAGTGATGGCCTGCGATGCCATCATCTGCGTCGCCGCGCGCTTCATGGCGGCGTTCTGCGCCACCATCTGCGCCGGTCCGGTGACACCACCGATCCGCTTGCTGCCGCTGAGTCCCTGCAGCGCCTTGATCTGCGCCGCGAGTGCTTTGATTTTGTTTTCGCCCTCGACTGTGACGATCAGCCGGGCGGTTGAGGTAACGTCGGCCATTGAATTAGCCCCTAATAGTCGTCTTCAATGTCCGACTCGATGACTGGCCCTCTTTCGTTGAGCACGCTCACCATTCGCGCCGCGCGTCTGATCGTCATTCGATCCCACGAGCCCGGCGGCCAGTGATGGTTGAAAGCTATGATATTGACGCTTTTTTCCACCTCTCGCGCGACGCTACTAACTTTCCCATAATTTTTCTCCTGATCGCGTAGTAGTCCACGAAGTCGAGTGCGTTGATCACGGCGTCGGTCATCGGCAGCGTGGTGCCGAGCAGCTTGCCGAACAGCCGCATGAACAGGCTGAACTCTTGCCGCTCGCCGCTGGCGTCCAGAAACTCGGAGAGATCGCCGAGCGTGCGGCCCTCGAATTGAATCTGATGGATGACGTCGCCGTCATCCTTGCCCGGAGTCAGATGAATTGGGTGCCGCAGCGTGTAGGTTATCGGGGAGTTCACGCCGTCGCCGTCGCCTTCTCCCAGCACTACGCTGTCGGCTTCGCCCTGCAGCGATGTCATGAGATCGATGATCTCGACCACATCGCCGGACGCCAGATCGCCGGCTTTGAATTCCTCGGCTTTGTCGCTGCCGTTCAAGGCCCGCGCGTTGATGCTGACGAATTCCTCGATCCGCTTGGCGACCGACGTATGGGCCAAGCTGTCGAACAACTGCTTTGCGTTGGGCCGATAGAAAACAATCTCGCGAGACTTACCGCCGTTCGCGGTTTCGACCTCCTGCAGCAGTTGCAGTCGCGCATATTCGACTCGCGCAAATTCCGGCATGTACCCCTTGCCCGATCATTACTATGCAGCCAGCGGCAGCAGCTCGATGATCTCGTCTGTGATCAGTGTCAGCTTTTGCGTGTTCTTTTTCGCATCGTAGGCATCCTCGGCGATATTCGAGGCATGCTCCGTGGAGAACGTGCGGCCGTCGCAAAGCTCAAGCACCAGCGGCACGTTGCAGATTTCTTGGAAGTAGCGAACGTACATATCGACCGGCACCACCACGGTCGCCTCAATCACCGGGTTGCGATCTTCCAGCGTCCACTCGCCGTCATAGGCTTCTGTGCGCCGCTGGTTGGTCACGATCACGGTGACATCGCCGTCCGACTGCAAGCGGATCGAACGGCCTTGAATCGTAAAGTTGAGCACGCCTTTGCATTTAATGCAGATCGCCATGGCTTTAGCCCCTCACGTTTAGACCGGCGGGATGCACGAGAACTCGGGCGCCACATCAATGCTGGTGGCGATACGGGCGAGCTGATTGACTAGATCAAGATCAATCATGACGTTGACGCGATTCGGATCGCAGTTGTTGAACGTGTTGGTGCGCTCGACGCGGACCATCTTTTCCAACGACTCCGAAGTCGGCTCGGCGGTCCAGCCGAATTGCGTGCCACGCATCCACGCGATGATGGACGCCTGCAGAATGCGCGGCGTCACCGCGCGCTTGCCCTGCGGAATGCGGGTGCCATCGTTCATCAGCGAGACGCTGGCATAGTTGTGGCGATACCAGTTGCCGAGATCGCGCACAAACTTGACCGTGGTGTAGCGGCTCTCGACGCGCTGCCATGCGCCGTCCGGCGCGCCGGTGTTAGGATCATACTTGTAGGTCGTCAGCGGCTCCTCGATCCACAGCTGCGTGTTGCGCAAGCCGCGCGAGTTGGCCACGTCCCAATTCATGATGCCGGCATCGTAGAAGGCGCGCTTCTCGGCCGAAGTCCAGACCGTGGAGCATTGCCGGCTGTCGAATAGGAAGCCAAGGAAGCCGTTGTCATACTGCACTGGCCGGCTCGGATCGTAGCAAGCGGTGCAGCACACGCGCGAAGTGGTCGCGGCGGCCATGACATAGCCGGGATACTTGTAGTCGGTGCGCACCGGCACCACGACTTCCTCTGGATTGTTGCGATCACGGCCATAGGCGGCGATCGTGCCGGCGCTCGCCGTCTTGCTGTGGAATAGATGACCGCCTTTGAAGTTGCCCTGCACACCGCAGCGCCAGTTTTGCCGCACGAGCTGGATGAACGCCTCGATGGCGATCTCCTCCTCGGTGCCCAGGCAGATGCAATCCCACGGGCAGGCCATCGCAGGAATCGCCGTCGTGTATTCGACCACGCCTGCGCCTTCGACGCCGGCCGCCTCGACCACGGTCACGCCTTCTGGGAAGTCGTCGCCGAATTGCGGATTCCACACCGGCACGAACCAGTTGGACTGCTGGCCCTTGTTCTTGGCGGTGAGCGTGACGACGGCCAGCGCCGCCACGGCGGTGAAGGGCAAGTCTGCGTCGGCATTGAGCGCGGCGGCAAAGTTGGTTGCAACGCTGTCGGCGGTGGCGCCGACCAGCACACCGACGTTGTAAATCTTGTCAACGATGCTCCAGCTCAGCACGCCGCTGTTGGTGCATGGGCCGGTGAAGGTGACCGTGTACGTGGCGGCCGTGCCGGCGGGAGGGTCTGCCAATGGCGCCACGTACAGCGGCAGCTCGGGACAGGTGTTGAAGTGCTGCTCAGCCATCAAAGACAGCACCGAGCCCGGCCCGAATAGCTCGCGGGATTCCTGCACCGAATAGACGATATAGAATTCGCCGGGGACGGCAGTGCCTTCGTCCGTCATCTGGGCGATGTAGAGCGGGCGACACAGCTCGGCGAGCGGCATGTAGCCAGTGACGCACCAAGTCAGAAAGTTTCCGCGAGCCTGGGCGAGCGAGATGCGATTCTGGGCCATCATGTGCCTCCCTGGTGCGACTGCCGCCGCGCCGCAACGTTACCGGAACTTATAAGCCACGGCAATCTAGCCGCGACTCTGCTGCTCCTCCTGCCGCCGCTCGGGGCCACGATCCTGCGAGGAATCGGGGCGGCCACCTTCGCGTTGACGTGTGGGCGCAGCATCTTGCGGCTCCTGCCGCTCGCCGCCCTGCCGCTCGTTGCGCAGCTGCTCGGCCCGCTCGCGGCGCTCCTGCCGCTCCTGCTGGACTTCCTCCGTCAGCCGGCCGCCGAACTCAGCCGGCATGCCGCCTTTGACCCTGGTGGTGTCGCCGGTGCCCTCGTCGGCCTCCTCGATATCGCCGGCCTTGATCGCGAGCACGAGACTGGCGGTCAGCGGCGTCGTCACGAAGACATCATGCGGGATCGGGTTGTCGGCCATATCGTAGACCACTCGGGGCGATTCATAAGTCTCGCCGTTCGTCGCGGTGAGCGTGTCCACGATCGCCTTCACCGTCACCATTTGCGGCTCTGACTGCGCCATGGCACGCGGCGTTGCCGCCCGTGGATTGTGGGTCGGGACTTTGCGGAGCGTGTTGGGATCAGCCATTGGCTACCTCCTGCTGTTGGGACGCGGGGCACCGCCCAGGTTTGGCCAGTATGCACCCGGCGGCTCGGGTTCTATCGCGTGAATTGGTGGATCGAGCACAAAAATGGTGGGTTCACCCGGCGCGCACGGCTGGCACGGATCGCACGGCGGCGGCCCGCAGTCGTTGTGCAGATTGATGAAGATGTTGCCCAGCTCGCTGCAGCTCGGGCCTTCCGCGCCGATCTCGGTGTCGCAGTCGAACCTGATCTGCTCAAAGAAGACGAACACGAAGGCGACTTTGACTTGCGGAATCTGCGTGCCCTCGACCCGCATGCCGGCATAGCCGGTTGGCTTGTAGTGTTCATTCGGCCGCCAGTTGACCAGGGCATTGAGCAGCTGCTTTTCCACCAGCTCGATATCGTCGGCCGCCATCCACTCGGCCTCGCTGCCGCGCGCGTCGAGCTGAGCGATGAAGGTGATCGAGCGTGGATTGATGATGTCGTCCTGCTCGGTTTCCTCGGGCTTGAGCTGCGGAATCCGGACGACGGTCGGCACCACGAGCAGATACGGCGGCTTGAGCAGCGCCCAGTGTTCCTGATCGAGCTGCCGCAGCACCAGCTTGATGTTGTCGCCGAAGATCGTGCCGGCGTTGCGCAGCCGCCGCACCACGGCGTTGAACAGGCTTTCGCGCTGTCCAAATTGGCTCTGCAGGAGGGCGGCGGTGCTAGTGCGGTCGTCCACGCTTGCCATCCTCCTCGATCTTCCGGATCACCGCCCACATTGCCATCAACTCAGGCATGTGCAGCAGCGCCCAGCTTTCAGCAAAAGCGTCTACCAGCTCGGCCTCGGCTTTCTTGCACTCGTCTTCGTCCACCTAGCCGCCTCCCTTGAACTTCACGGCTTGGGCGAGCTCCGCTTTTTCAGGCCGGGCGGTCAACGACTCGTCCAGGGCATCCGGCAGCATCTTGCGCGCGGCCATGTGGCTCGTGCCGCTCGTCAGATAGCCGGCATAGTCCACTTCCGAGAACAGCGAGCCTTCGCGGCCGGATGCCTCATAGTCGATCGAGCCGATCAATCGGCCGCTGATCACGCCGGGATAAGCTCCTGGCGCGGACGGCGACGGCCCGGATGCATTGGTGATGAACGTGTTGCGCCCATCATTGAGGCGGGCATCGATCCAGCTGGTGATGATGTCTTCGTCCACTTCGCACACCGGCGGGTTGCGAATGTCCACGCGAATATGGATCGTGAAGTCGGCCATCAGATGCGATCCACCGCGCTGCCGGGGAAGTCGAAATGCGGCGGCAGCTCCTGCGTCACCGGATCAGTGCGAACATCCAGCATCGTCTCAATCGAGCACAGCAGCACGAGAAAGCGGCGCACGCCGCCCATGTCCTTGGTCATGCGGACGCGATACCACGTCGCCGTGTATTGATCGCGATGGAAGACCCAATGATTAAGATCGATCTTCACATCCGGCGGCGTGCGGATGACGATCTCGTGGCTCGGCAGCTTGAGCTGGCCGCCGCCTTGGCCGCGTCCCATGCCGGGCCAGACCGCCTGATAGTCGAGTATCTGCGTCGCCTCCAACGGCCGCACGCGGGCGTGAACGTGGATCACGTCCGGCCGATCAACGATCGTGGACACGTTGTTGTCAGGCTTCTCGATCGTCGTGCAGATGACCACGGCGTCGCGGAGATCGCCGATCTGCGGAATGCTTTCGCGCCGTTGATCGATCCTCGGCATGGCGTCACGCGATATAGGTCATGTGCGGCGCAAGGAATCCCTTGGCGCCGCTATTGCTCAGAATCTGATCGTCAATCTTCACGTCGCCGCGGTTCTCGACCATGTAGGCGAACAGCCGCGCCACGGCCTGGACGAATGACGGCGACACGCCGCAGCTCTGCGAGCCGACGCTGTAGAGCGCCTGCAGGCAGCCGGCGAGACAGCACAGCGCCGGTGCGCAGAAGTCCGCGTCCTCGTGGGCGTATGGATTCGGGAGATTGCGGCTGCCGTTGAGCATCGGCGAGTTGGGCGGGATGATCATCACCAGCCGGCCGTTGGCGTACAGCCTGACTTCGCTGGTCGGCTTGTGCGACAGCTTGATGGTGCCCCAGGCGTCCACGGTCACGGATTCGGTGACTTGCCCCGGCATGTCCATGCCGATCGCCGACGCACATGTCTCCCAGGCGGCAGCGAACCAATGCTGCGTCAGCCGCTCGTCAAAAGCCCCGTCGGTCGCCGCGTGCAGCTTGGCGATCGCGTAGGCGTCCTCGTAATACGACGGCAGCTTGCTCATCGGCGGCCTTATGAGTGGGCTGGTCGTCGTTAACTCTCACGTGCGCCAGCCCTAAGTACCCGTTGCGTCTTCTCGCGTGGGTAATTCAATGCCCGGAATGGACCGAGATCGACACGCAATCATTGATGATGATTTTGCGGCCGTTGCAGTCCATCAAGCCGAGCGAGATATCGAAGCGGAAGACCTTGCCGACTGGCACATTCGCCCCGGTCTTGATCATGTTCATGGTGACGTTGTTCTCGCCGAGAATGAGCGTGTAGCCCGGCCAGCCGGTGCCGGGATCAGTGCCGAGCCCGGAGACAAGATCGATCTCGGCCGGATCGGCGGGGGCCGGCGGATTGGCCATCATGTTGGTGAGCGAGGCGGCCTCGATCGATGCCAGCTTGAAGCCGTCCACGCTGGCGAGCAGGCCGGTCCAGTCGATCTGCAGCGGGACGGTTTCATTCGGCCGCACATCCCACAGCATGCAGACGCAAGCCGGGTAGGGAGCGCATTGGAACGTCTGCATGGCGTCACCGGCGGCAGGGCGCAGTCAGCGTGCTGATGCGCCGTTGGCTGTAGAGCGTGAGAATCCGGCGTTGCGAAACGAGCACGCCGGAGCAGCGGGGGGCGGCATACGTCGGCGAAGATACCGTTTGCCGCCCACCGTTGACCGGACGCAGAGGCGATTGGACCGGCCAAACTCGCATCATCGATCATTATCCTCGGCGAGCTTCGGTCTGCCGGCGCTCGTCGCGATCGATGCCTTGACCCTGGATGCCGCCGAACGTGGTGGTGCCGGTCGTGGTGCACATGCACGGCGACGGGAAGTATTCGGTCTGACACGGAGCCGCCGGCCCAGCGCAGAGCACCATGCAGCGATTTACGATCATGGCTCACTCCTCTTTCTGTTTGCGTGCCTTCTTATCAACCGATCGCAGCGCGGATAGGTCCACATCGGGGCCGCCGTTGTCCTTGTCGTCCTCGGCCTTGGCCGCCGCTTCGAGCCGGTCGAAGTCCTCGGCGGTGAGCTGCTTGGCCCAACCGCGCTTGATCATGCTGGCGCCTGCCCAGTCCGGCACCTGATAGACCTCGCCGGGCTCGTATTCGGTCTGCGTCACGCCGTTGTCGAGCGAATAGCGCACCGCCTTGTCAGATGTGATCCGCAGCAAGAGACTCATCGCACCGGCTCCATGCTCACGACATAGGCCGCGCACTCCTGCTCGGTGGCTTCGTCTTTGTCCTCGAATGGCACGACGCGGACCCAATCCGCGATGTGCCGGCGGTAGAGCACTTCCAGCTCGCCCTCGACACGATCAACAAGGAAGCCGCCGCGCACGGTGCCGGCCACCTTGTCGACCAGCTTTTCCGGATCGGCGCGGCCGTTCGACAGATTGGACACGTCGCACCAGCACAGGTCATCCGGCTCGCCGTGGCGATCGTTGGTGTGCTGCAGACGGAAACGCGCGGCCTTGTCGCCGCGAAAGACTATGCGGGCGGCCTTGCCGGTAACCGGCTGTGGCGTAACCGTGCCATGATCAAATAGAACATGCGACATTCTGCTCACATACCTGTGTGCCGAAGCCGTGTCACCACGGCCAACAGCTCCAGACTGGTCGCGCCCTGCGAGAAAATCCGCACGAATTGCTTGGGGCACGCCACCGCGATCTGGCATTGCGAGTGAGCCTTGATCGGGTTCTGCGCCGACAACGTGATCGAGGCATCGCCCACATCAACCCACGTCAGATTGAACGTCGATCCGATTCCGGGGCCGGTGCTGGAGACTTGCGGCCGTGGATTGGTCGGCGTCGCCCCGGTGAGGCTGCCGCCGTCATCAATCGTAACGGCGGTGATCACTCCCGCATTGACGGTTGCGACCGCGAGCACGACGCCATTGCCCAGGCTGATCTTGTTGCCCACGACATGGCCGGTGCCGCCAGCGGCAATGGCCGCCGCGTTGACCCGTTTCGTCGCGACGGCTGGCACCGGCGAGCATTCGGGCAAAATCTGCAGCGGCGCAAACGTCCCCGGCACGCACGGATCGCCGGCAGATGCATCCGCACCCTGGAACGTGTAGGTGCCGCTGGTGATGTCGGAGTCGGTCTGATTGGCAAGCACCAGGGCGTAGGCATAGCCCGAGCTGATGTCGGCATACTTCGGCGACATTGCATTGAACGTGCGAACCGTGCCGCCTGCCGAGATCATTTACATGCCCGTCCGCTTGAGCCGAGTGACGACCGCGAGGATGTCCAGCGTGCCGGCGGTGCCGGCGACGCGGACGAATTGCTTCGGACATGCAACGGCGATGTGGCACTGCGACATGGCCTTGATCGGATGCTGCGCATCCACGGTGACGACGGCATCCGGAGCCCCTGCGCCGAGCGGCGGCGAGCATTCCGGCTGCACGTCGAGCGGTGCGAAGGTGCCCGGCACGCAAGGATCGTTGGCGGAAGCGTCCGCGCCCTCGATCGTGAACGTGCCGCTGGTGACATCGGCGCCGGTCTGGTTCGACAGCACGATCTCGTAGGCATAGCCCGCCGAGAGATCGGCGTATTTCGGGCTGGCGACATTGAACGCCAGGACGGTGCCGGCTGCGCTGATCATGGCTCGATCTCCTATTTCGGTTTGTCGGCGTCCGTCCGTCCGCTTACTGGATTCGGAGCAAGCGACCGGCGTTGACGCAGAGCGGCGCGCCGCCGATCCGTGCTTCGAACTTGAACAACACGCAGAAGCCCGCCGAATATGGGTCTTGCTGCATGGTCACCGCCTTGCGATTGACCACCATGTACAGCTGATTCCAATTCGCGAATGCGACCGGCGTTGCACCGGGCACTGCGTCCGGCATCTGGTTCGCGATCACGACCGGCGAGCCGGCGATGACGTACTGGCCGGCATTGAGCGGCGACGCCAGCATGATCGGACGGCCCATGGCGTCCGACATGGTGAGCGTGAGGCCGAACGTGTTGCCGTTCATGAGATAGGACGTGCCCGCTCCCTGGAAGTTGGTCGGCACCTGATACTTGAGCAGGATCAAGTCCTGCCAGGAGAACTGGCCGGCCGGTGTGATCGAGCCGGTGTCACAGATCGGCATGCCCGAGCGCAGAATGCCGAGCGGCTTTCCAACGCCATCGCCGCTGACGATCGCCGTGGAGATTTGATTGCGGAATGCCCGATTGACCTTGCCGAGCAGCCAGGACTCCACGTTGACGTTGGCGTCCTCCAGCAAGTCGCGGCTGGTGCAGACGATATAGCGCAGCGACTCGGGCTTGATCTCGACTTCGCCCAGGCCCTCGCCGATTTGCTGCGTGGGATTGTTGGCGAAGCATTGCGACTCGCAAGCCCACGCCGCCTGATCCCAGATTTCATTGTCCACGAGGAATTTGACCGACGGGCCGCTGATCGAGAGGTTCGCCATCAAGCCGGTGAGATCGGTCACGTCTTCGATACACGAGAGAATCGTGCTGGACATTTCCGGCGCCATCAGGAATCCGGACGCGCCGAGATTGAATGTTGAGAGCGCCTTGCGTTGATCCTCTGGCAGCACGGCAACGTTGGTGCAGTGCATCAGCGAGCGGATCGCCTTGACCGCGATCTCGGCCACGGCCAGCTCGTCAGCGGTGTAGCTGAACGGATGATCGCCGCTGTCTGATCGCTTGGTGACGCGATGGAAGTGCTTTGCTTCCAGCAGGCCGACTGCCGACTCTTTCGTGGACTCGTTGTCACTGCCAGAGCCGGGGCGGTTGATCTTCTTGGAGAGCGTGTTGATCGTCTCCTGCAACGACTGCAAGGTGGTCGCCTTCTCGGCTTCCTCCTTCACGATGCGGTCCAGCTTGGCCTGGATGTCCGCGATCGTCTTGGAGCCGGCGTCGTAGCCTTCCTTCAGCTCCTTGAAGGTATCGAGGCGTGCCGCCTCGGCCTTCTGCATTTCCTCGCCCTGTTTCTTGACCTCGGCCTGGACGGACTTGATCAGATCGGCAACCGTGTCGGCTACGGTCATGGCAAGCGCCTTTCTTTAACGTCGTTCAACAATGCCTGGACAGTCGAAGCCAAGGCGGTGAGGGCGGCATCATCGTCAGCCCGATAGCCGTCAATCTCAGTGATCCCGACGCGGCTGGGCTGCGTCAGCAGCGCGTCAAAACCTTTGCGCATAACCACTTCAATCTCATCATCGGTCAGGCCGTTGTCGCGCAGCCATTGCCACGTGTCGTCACGCGACAAACTCTTGACGGTGCTGATCCGCGCGCCACGATTGGCGGGCATCGAGCACACGCTGCATTCCATCAGCTCGGCTTTCTTGATGGTGCGGACTTGCTTCGTATCATCCCAGGACGCGCCGCCGGGCTCGATCAGAAAGCCGACCGATAGGCCGGTGAGGAAGTTTTGCTTCATCAGCGCGTGCGTCTCGCGGCCCTTCTCGGTGAGCAGCGTGATCTGGCCTTCGACGTGCAGCGACTTGTCCTGCTGTTCGAACTTGGTCCAGCCGCCGATCAGATGTTCGCGGTTGTGATCGCGATACATCCGGACTTCTTTAGGATTGATGTTGCCGAAGGCGCCGGGGGCAATGATGTCGCGCGCTCGATCGCGCTGTGCTGTGGAGGCGACGCCAGTAAAAGTCGCTACGTCGGCGCCTTCGCTCAGGGCTTTGGTTTCAAAGCCGCTGCCGGTCCACGTCAGGTCGTGCTGCAACATGAGTGCCCCGCGCAAGGCGGCGACGTGGCCGCCGTGGCGCGGACATTACGGCAAATACCGGAACTGCGCAATTCCCGTTACCGGATCAGGGCGGGGTGATCCAACCGTCCTCGGAAGCCGGCCGCCGGGCCGGTCGCATCGGCAACTCCGGCGCTGGCCGGGGCGCGGTCTTGTAGAGCACCGAGCAGCGGCAGTTGACGATCTCCTCGGGGCCTGCACCCAAGCTGCCGTCGCCGGGCCGCATCATCTGCGCGCCGCCAACCGAGAACGGTTCATCCATCGGGACGTTCTGGCCGTGGGCAGCGGCATGCGTCGGCCGCGTCTTGTTATCTCCGACCGCATGCCATGTCTTGCTCTCGATCTTGATATTCTTGTGCCGCATCGAGGCTTCGATCGCCGCCATGGCGGCGTTGTGCGTCTCCGTCCGCGCGATCGATGCCGCCCGTGCCCGCGCCAGGGCCGGCGCCTGCTTCCTGATCTCCCGCGCGATCGTGTCGGTGCCTTTGCGATCCCGCACCATGTCGCTGACGATCGTCGCGATGTCATCCACCATCTTTTGCGCAATGTTATTGATCTGATCCCCGGCGTGGAGATCGAGCCACGCCAGCTGCTCCTGCATGAAGCGGCTGATATCAAGCGAAATCCCCGCCTTTTCCTCCAGCTGCTTGGTCACGGCACGATACTGATCGCGATAGATGCGGCGGTAGAACCGTGCCAGTAACGGCCGGCCGCGCTCGCGGATGTAGGACTGGCCCTGGTTGAAGCCACGGGTCACTTGCATCCGGATCGCCGCCGTCAGAATCGCCGTCAGCAACACGTGCAGCCGCTGCTCGATCATGTCGAGATACTTTTGGAATTCGCGATCAGAGGCAACGTCAAGCAGCATCGGCCTCAGCCTCCCAGCCCCAGCAATCCCAGCCCGGCCGCGCCGGGCCGCGACGGTTCAACTCGATCTTAGGCAGCGTTGGATAAAGCTCCTCGATCATCCGCAGAAAGACTTCCGGCTTGGCGCTGTGCGCGCCGCGTGGAGCCTCGATCACGCTCGACCATTGTGTGCCCGGTGCCGGCGCCGGGATTGCGCCGCGCGTCCCGATCAGCAGCAGCTCGTGCCTGTTTCGGTTCCAGTAGCCGAGCCCGGCCTTGTCCTTGAGCCAGATGTGATGCGACTTATAGTCGAAGCCCCAATACGCCATCACCGTCAAAGCATGCGGCAACATCGGGACGGTCACCCAAAGGAATAAGACGGCATCAGCAGCAGCGATCGTCTCCACTTCACGCCGCGCGATGGTCATGACGCTCGATGTCGGATAGTGATTATCGGCGGCGCGATCCATGCCCGTCTCCCGCGACCACGGCTCCCAGCGCCATTCCGGATCGGCGACGATCACGCCGTATCGCTTGTCGGGGAGCGCGCGTTGGCGCTTGCCCAGCTCCCGCTCGCGCTTTGCGCGCAATCGTTTCTTGATCAGCGCCTTTTTATTTTTCGCATTCGCCGCACTCGAAACCGCACGCCGACTGGCCATGGCAGGTCAACTCCCACGAAGCTCTCGCCACGCTGCTTGGTTTCGATGAATGTTGCAAATTGTGTCTCGTGGATCAAGCCGCAGTCGCAGCACTCCAGCTCGAAGCCCTTCATCTTCGGCGTGAACCACCTTGTCCACTTGCTGTCTGGCGTCGTCTTGCCCTTCGCCATCCGCCTCACGTCGGCTGGTTCTCCAGCTCCTTGCCCACATTGCCGGCCATGATCTCAACTTGCAGCCGCTGCCGGTTCATGATCTCGGTCTGGATCGGCACGTCGCTCATCGGATCATCGTTGGGCGGGTAGCCGAGCAACGCGCGCTGTTCGTTCACCGTCAACATGGTGGCGTTGCGCGCAATGTCGGTGAGCTGCAGCCGCGCTTGCGCCATCGCCGGGATGTGCGTCACGTCAACCCGTATCTGCGCCTTTGTCTCCCCGTGCAGGAGCGCGTGGTTGAGCGCCGCCACATAGAGATTGAGTTAACCGGGCAGCACGGTGTCGGTGAGGAAGCCGACGCGCGCGTTGATCAGATTATTATAAGTGTCGGTGCCGGGGATGCCGACGAGCTGCGTGGGCACGCCGAACGTCATGCAAACGTCGCGCGCCAAGCTGTCCTTGATCTCGACCGATAACGCCGACGCCGGGTCTTCGGACAGTCGCGTCAACGCCCACTTGGCATTGGCGGCGATCATGGTGCCGCCCGACTCCTTGCCGTTCAACTTGAAGCGATCGAGCTGCGAGCGCACCTCGTCCAGCACCTTTTGATGCAAGTCCTTTTCCGTGGACAGCAGGCCGGTGATATTCGAGCTGTTGCTGACGATATCCGCGCATCGCTGCAGAATCCGGGTGAACACTTCGGCCGGTGCTGCCGCGATTGCCGCCGGGGATTTGTCGGTCTGCCAGTTGAGCGCCGGCCGGTGGATGTGGATCAGCTCGCACTCGCCGGTTTCGGAATCGACCGGATAGGTGATCGTGCCCTTGCCGGTGGTGTGCTTGAAAGCCGTGATCACTTTAGAATGGTCTAAATACTCGATCTGAATCTCATTCGCGTTGACCGGCCACAGCTCCAGAACGATCGGGCTATTGCCGCTGACGCCCCGGACTTGCTTGAGATAGGCGCGGTTGGCCACCGCCAGCGAAGCCGCCACGAAATACTGCAGGCCAGCGCCGGTCCATTGCGGATTGGGCCGCACCAGCACGTCGGCCACGGCTTGCTCACGCGGCGGCAGGCCGGCGTCGCCGTTGTGGACCTCCAGGGCGACCGAGGAGGACATCTGGCCGATCATGTCGACCGAGCGCCAGAGGTAGATGCTGCGGACATATTCCCGCAGCATGTCGCTCGACATCCGATCGAGTGAAGCCGTGGTGTGGACCGCCGACGTGACGCCGTTGCCATTCTGGACGACCGGAGCCGGCGGCGCAGCCTTGGTGAACCACCCCATGGCGGCCTCCGATCAAGTGGTGCGGCGGTAAGGTCTGGCCTTGACCGTGGGCGTGCCCGAGCTGGCGCCGCCATACTTGCGATCGATGTCCGTGCGCGACATGCCGGTGAGCTTGTCCACGTTGATGGACACGGCGGTCTTCACCGCCGATCGCATGCCGCGAAAATCAAAGTGGCGCGCGGACTGCACGAATTGCGACCGCGCCTGCCCACATCCAGCACAAGGCATCTGCCCCTCCATTGAAAACAGAGCGCGATGGGAATGGTTCCCAGCGTCGCCAAAGGGCCGGGGGAGGAGCAGCCCTCCCTCGGGGTGACACACGTCGCTCAAAGTTTATGGTGCCGGCACCGGCGGCCACGGCGTCGGCAGCGTGCAAGGCACCGCCGGACCACGGCAGATCGAGATACATTTGGCTTGCATCGCTTGGCCTCCTCTATGCCATCGGAATGTGCGTCACCACTCGCGATAGCCGCGACAGACCCCAGACCATAGCATCAAGGCGGTTCGGCGATCCATCTACCGATCGATCCCACTCCCGCGAGAACGACAGCATTTCGCCTTCCAGCTGATCGAGCCCGCGCCGGTGCAGCACGCGGCCCTTCTCGTAAAGCAGGCTGATCGGCTCGGCGCGGAGAACCTTGCCGCGTGACGCCACCACGTCATCGATCCGGATCATCGGCAGCGCGCGCTCGCCCCGATCAAAGGCGCGCTCAGCCGCCGCCTTGACCACTTCGACCGCCATGTCACCGCCGAAGTTGCGCTCGACCACCACATCATCCGCGTCGAACTCGTCATAAGCGCGCACCACTTCGTCGCCCCATTGCGCCGGGCTGGCAGTCAACGTGCGATCGGCCAGGACGGCAAAGCGGCCGTTGTTGAGCAACGCCGACACCACGATGCCGACATCATCGCTGCCGCCGGAGGGATCAACGCCGATCGCCACTTGCTCGATCTCGCCGTCTGGGATGTCCTCGTGCTGCAGCCACTCATCTTTGAACAACGCGCCAGCGGGATCGAGGAGCATGCCGCCCAGCAGCTCCTGCCGCCCGAGCCGCGTGCCTTCGTACAGCTCGCGAATCTTTTTGAGGAACGACGCCGACAGATGCTGCGCGTTCTCATATGTGGTGCCGGACGTGATCCTGATATCGGCCATCGCCGTCAGCTTTTTCATGAACGGCGAGGGGCGTGGAGTGGTTGCGATCAGGACGCGCGGCTTATCGCCGAGCCGCAGCCCCATCATCATCATGTCGAAGACTTCTTGCTGATACCGCATGCGGCCGATCTCGTCGATGATCGCCATTTCGCATTGCGGGCCGCGCAAGGAGTCCGGCTCCTCGCCGGAGAACATCACCGCTTTGGCGCCGTTGGGCCACTCCAGCCGGCGCTTGGTCGCCAGCCAGCGCGGGCGCATGTCGTCAGGCGCGGTCGCCAGAATTCCGCTCGAGCCCTCCAAGTTGACATCGTGCACGTCGGCCGTGGTCGGAGCGATCACGTGCAGACGTTTGATGCCGGCGCGGATCGCCATGTGCACCGCCGAGCTGACGGAGTGAGTCTTGCCGGTGCCGCGACCGCCCAGGAATAGCCAGCACCAGTCAAGATCACGCGGCGGCAGCTGCGCATCCCGCGCCGTGAATATCCAGTCGCCGGCCACGTCATCGGTCAGGCTCTTGGCCAGCACGCGGCGCTCGTCATCGTTCAAGGCTTTGAGCCGGGCGCGGATGTCGTGGATGCGATTGATCTCAACGGCGAAGCGATCAAGCATCTTTGATGGCCTCGCCTTCGATGATCGGCCCATTCGCCAGTCGATCGAGCGCCGCCATGATCTTTTCCGTTGCGCTGGCTTGCTCTGGCATCGCTTCGTGCAGCGCGTTCTCGCCGCGCGGCTGCACGTCCAGGCCGAGGAACTTGGCCCGTCGATCCATGAAGCGCACGCACAGCGAGGCGGCTTCGTGATCCCCGTTGCGGGCCTTCTGATAGAAAATCTGGTTGAGATCATCGAGCCGGGCGAGATCGAGGGCGAGCGTGCGGCTGCGCAGTGTCGGATTGATCCCGCCAGCGGTGCGGCTGAGCGCGCGATCGACTTCCTGCGGCTCGACTTGCAACGTCTCGGCGATCTGCCAGTCCGGCACGCCGTTCAACCGCAGCCGCAGAATCTTCCGGTCTTGCTCGAATTTCTGCGTCACGTCCTGATATGAAACAACTTCCGCGCTCATTGTGTTGTCCCCGCCGGAGGATCAGGCCGTGCTGCTCGTGACGGATAATGCCGCCGTACCGGAAAAGGTGCAATGGCGCGGCCTGGAGTCGGTTCGACTCCCGCCGGCAACGCCGCGTCTTGGCCGCGAGCTGCTGGCGCGGACGCTGATCGAGGCGTACCGCGAGGGCGTGGAGCTGCGCCACGTGGCTGCCCTGGCCTGGAGCCGGGGCGCGGCCGTCGCCCTGTCCACGACGATCGGCGGGCTCCTGGCCGTGGAGCAGGGCTACGATCCGGACGAAATGACGCTGGAGGACTTCGATCGCGACGTGATCACCGGCACGATCGGCGCCGCCTGCTATGACCGCAACGACGATCCGCGTGAGCCGATCACCCACAGCGAGCTGGACGATCTGGCCGAGGAATATCTGGCCATGGTCGCCAAGGCGTCCGAGCTCAGCGACACGCCCGAGGATCAGAAGTTCCTGCGCCAGACCCGCAAGCGGATCAACGCGGCGATCAGCCTGATCGTGCGCGCGCCGCTGTTCGATCGGTCGATATTCGAGGAATGGGCGCTGGTGAAGGCGCCGGACTATTCCATGCTCGCCCTGATCGCCGAGCAATATGCCGACTACAAGCGCGCGCTGGACGTGGCAGACATCGCCGACATTCTGGCGACGCCGGTGCGGCCGGTCGAGGACTGCGCCCTGGCGCTGATCGATCAGGCCGGGATCATCCCGCCGCTGGGCTATCGCACGCTGCGCCGGCTCCTGCCGCGCGCCAGCTTCGTGCTCAACGGCTGATCACTTGCAGCTCGGCAGCGACGGATAACGTGCGCAGACCTTGGCGCGGACTCGGGCCTTCTGCGATGGCGTCCCGTGTTGCGACACTCTGGCCAGCGCGTTGGCCGCATGCTTGCGATCGTGGATCGGATAGGCGCGCTTGCCGGGGATCGCGAAGGATGACTTGCGCAGGCTGTTGCGCTTCGATGCTCTCATGATCCTTCCTCCTGCAGTGGCCCGTGGCGTCGGGAAAAGGAATTAAACCGGCACCACGGGCGGCCGTTGTTATTGCGGACACCGACGGCTGGTCCGGTCGAAGCTGAGGACAGCCGCAAAGCCAGCCCGACCGCCGCAGCTTAACAGTCGTCGTCGTCGTCGTCGCCTTCGGCAAAGTCCGGCGGCTCGTCCTCGATCTTGAGCGCGCCGGCTGCGAGCAGCTGCTTGATCTGATCCGTCGCCGTGTCCGCGAGATAGGCCGCAGTTTCGCCAGCCGGAATCTTGAGCGTGCCGCCCTGGCCGTCCTCGATCTCCAACTCGCTGCCGCTGGTATTCGTAAGCAGTACCGACATGGCCTGCACTCCCGTTTCCCTGATCCTGCGCCCCTGGAGCGCGGGGGATCAAGTCATGCACGAACGTGCAAATCCTGGACTTTTCGGACGAAAAATCGGGCAAGTCATTGATATTGCAGGCAGAATGTGCCTTGCAAGTCGCAAAATGCGACATTATAATAGAGGCTCTATTGGGAGTGACTGTTTAGACGACGTTCTGCACTCCCCCGCTGTTTGAAAATTCGATCGCCCTGGATCACGTGTCCACAACGGCCCAGGCTTTACCCGCTGATCGATCCATAGTCGTCCTAAGTCGCAAGCGCAGAAGTCGCTCGCGTCCCGCAGTGATTGCGCGACGCAGCGAGGCAATCGGCATTGCCCATCTGGCCTATCGGAATTTCGCCCCGGCCATTCGAGGATTGAGCCCGACGCTTGCAGATGTGAGGAAGACCGAAAACGACTCCATGACAGTGTGACAATACTTAGGGCGGCGAACGCGACTCACGTTGCGCGCGCCGCCTCAGAGTGTTGCTGACGCAGCACTCGTCGCCTTGCAGCGACGTTTCTCGAAATGGAGTCACAACCAATGGAAGTCAACACCCGAGAATTTGAATTCTCGCACGGCAAGAAACCCCGAGGCTCCGGCTTCTGGATTTTCTTTTTCGACAATGCGCGCACGTTCACGTTCGCCGGCAAATACGGCGATGCCGTTCGTGCCGCAAAGATCGAGGCCCGCCAGCAAGAAGTTTACGAGATCAAGGTGGGGCCGTGATCATGAGCACATCGATCGATCACATCAAACTGGCCGACGGCGCGCGCGTGCGCTGCGGCCTGATCGTTCACCGCGCGGATGATCCGTTCCACTTGGGACGGATCGAAGCCGTGCACGGCAACATGAAGCTGACAGTAAAGTGGGAAAACGGATGGCTTGAACTTGGATGCGAGCCGGACGAATTCGCACGCTGGAGCGGGGAGTGATCAGAATGCTCGCCGTTTACATCACTGCAACGATCCTGGCCGTGCCGGCCGGAATATGGATCGGACTTAAACTTGCCGATCTGACTTACCGATGATCACTAAGGACGGCGCCGCGTGCGCCGTCTCATAGTGTTCAATCGAACACTACGCTGCCTTGCATGCAGCGTTTCTCGAAACATGAGTCACACATCATGACAACTACCCAAGCGTCTAACCAGTCCGGCGTGACAATCGCGAAGGCAGCTGAGCTGCTGGAGGATTACACCGAAGCTGGCGACAACGTTTTCCTCTGGGGCGCTCCCGGTATCGGCAAAACCGACATCGCGCACCAACTCGCAGCGCGCAAGAAGCGGCGCCTGATCGAGTTTCACGCAGCGTTGCGTGAACCAGTGGACTTGCGCGGCATTCCTGCGGCCGATCATAAGACGATGACCACGAAGTGGTTCACGCCGGATGAATTGCCGCAAGCCAAGCGCGATGGCGAGGAAGGCTACTTGTTCCTCGACGAATTCAATCAAGCCAGCCCGCAGATGCAGGCCGTGCTGGCAGGATTGGTGCTGTACGGAAACATTGGCGACTATCGTCTCCCGAAAGGCTGGCGATGCATCGCTGCAGGAAACAGCGTTTCCGACCGTGCAGCCGCGCAACGAATGCCGACGCATATGCGAAACCGTTTCGCGCACGTTTACTGCGTGCCGGACGTGATCGCGTGGACGAATTGGGCGACCGCCAACGGCGTCGAGCCGGAAATGATCGCCTTCATTCGTTTGCGACGTGAGCTGATCCACCGCATGCCGCGCGGTGACGAGAATGCATTTCCCACGCCGAGGTCGCTGACCAAAGCCGCGAAATACATTCACCATCCGGACGATCGCCGCTTGCGATTGTTCGCGGGATTGATCGGGGATGACGTTGCAGCCGAGTTGAACGGCTTCATCCGCCTCTATCACTCGCTGGGAAGCCTGGAAGATATCGTCGCCAATCCTGATCGTGCGCCGATACCGACGCAAGCCTCCGAACGCTGGGCCGTCTGCACTGGCCTTGCCCGTCTCGCGGATCGCAAAAACTTTCCGCAGATCATGAAGTATGCCGCGCGCCTCGACGGGGAGCCGGCCACGTTGCTTGTTCATGACGCAACGATGATCAAGCCGGAGCTGAAACAAACGTCTGCCTATTCAAAGTGGGCAGTCGAGCATGCCGACTTGATCCTGCAGTGATCACTAAGGACGGCCCCACGCGGGGCCGTCTCATAGTGTTCATGACGAACACTCCCGCCCTTGCAGCGGGATCATCTGCAAAATGGAGTCACACATCATGCCTACCAAGACCACAGGCGCGGCGAAACGCAACGCAAAGGGGCTTCCCCCGATCGTCGCGAAAAAGTCGAAGGCCAAGGCGCACACTTCCAAGGCTGCACCGCTGGCGATCGTGAAGGCTGACAAGCCCGCACCGAAGCCCGTCGCGCCGCCCGCGCCGAAGCCCGCTCCCGTGATCACTAAGACAGTCGTCGCCACGCCGCTCTCGCGGAAGGCCACGCTTGTCGCCGTAGTGATCTCGCAATGGACAGCCCGCAAGCTGGACAAGAAAGTGACCGATGAAGTCAATCGTTCACATGGAGCTGCAGCCGACGCCGGACGATTCAACAAGTTGCTGATCGAGGCCGCGCGCCTCGAAAAGCTCGGATCGCTCGTGTCGCAAGCCCGCCACGCACATTATCGCTACACGAAGCCGTGGTGCGATGAAGGAATGAGAATCCTGCCGAACGCTCTGCATCAAAAGTTTGCCGAGGAGTTTCGCAGGATCAAACGGGAATTCCATATCGCGGCCGATGAATTCTGCCGCGACTACCCGTCATTCGTGGCTGAACGCAAGAAGGCGTTGAATGGATTGTTCAACGCTGCCGACTATCCGGACGCAAAGGAAATTCGTGCCAAGTTTCAACTCGACACGAAAACATTCCCCGTGCCGGACGCTGGCGACTTCCGCAGCGACGTGCTCGATCATGACACGATCGAGGACATCAAGCGGGAGCTGGCCGAGACGAACGAACAAGTGCTGGCCGACGCCACCCGCCACTCGATCGATCAGATCACGCGGATCGTTGGCCACATGTCGGAAAAGCTGTCGGAATACAAGCCGGGAGCGCCCGTCAAGAAAGGCAAGGGCGGCAAGCCGAAGAAAACATTCTTCACCGACTCGCTCGTGGAAAACGTCCGCGAGCTGGCCGACTTGTTGCCTGCGTTCAATCTGACGAATGATCCGAAGATGGATCACATCGCCAGTCGCATCAAAAAAGAGTTGTGCACCGAGGATGCCGCGGAATTGCGAGTGAGCGAACGTGCTCGCGATGCCGTGCAGAAGTCGGCAGACGACATTCTTAAAGATGTGAACAAGTTGCTCGGCTAAGACGAGCTGCAGCGTGATCAGCGACTCGAATCGAGTCGCTGATTGCAGTGGAGCTAGTCCACTCCCCGCCTTGCAGCGGGGCCTTTCCAAAATGGAGTCACATCATGGAAACCAAAACCGACAAGGTTGCCGGCGATCGTGTCCGCAAGGCGCGCGCCGAGTTGATCTTGTCGCAAGTGTTCTACAGCGTGCTCGTTTCAAACGTTGATCCGAAGCCGTCGCGGGCGATCCCCACGATGGCAACGGATGGCCGGAACCACTTCTATAATCCGGACTTCATTGCGAAGCTGAATCAAACGCAGCTGCTCGCAGTGCAGGCGCACGAAAGCGAACACGATGCCCGTCGCCATCACAGCCGACGCAATGGCCGTGATCCTGCGAAGTGGAACGAAGCCTGCGACTACGCAATCAACGTTGATCTCGTGGACGCCGGCTTCCAGCTTCCAGATTGGGTGCTCCTCGATCCGAAATATCGCGGCATGTCTGCCGAGGATATCTATCGGACACGGGAGCTGGATCAGCAGAAGGAGGAGGAGGCCAAGAAGCCACCGCCCCCGGATGACGATCAAGACGAGCCCGAGGACGGCGAGGACGATCAGGAGCAAGACGATCAGTCGGAGGATGACAGCGACACCGGCGACGGTGACGACGAATCCGAGGACGACGCCGAGGACGATGACGCCGACGAAGGCGACAGCGACCAGGGCGGTGATGATCAGTCCGAAGATGGCGCCGACGGCGACTCCGGAAACGGGGATGCCGAGGGCGAGGACGAAGCCGACGGACAGGGCGAAGGCCAAGCCGAAGGCGACGGCCAGGATCGCCCCGGCAAGTCGAGTGGCGATCCTGGCGGGATGGGCGAAGTGCTCGATGCCGCGACGGATGCAGCCGACATGGCCGCAGCCGATGCCCAATGGGAGACAATCTTCCGACAGGCCGCGTTCCTCGCCGAGAAGCGGGGCACGGCTCCTGGGCACGTTACAAGAGAGATCAAGCGCGCGGACAATCCCCCGCAAGATTGGCGAGAGACGTTGCGCGCTTGGTTCGATCAGGGATCACTCAAAGTCGAAAGCTGGAACCGTCCGAACCGGCGCTTCGCCGGGGCGGGCATCTATCTTCCTGGCCAGAGGCGGGACGGGATCAACCGTGCCGTGTTCCTGATCGACACGAGCGGATCAATGGACCCGATCGCGTTGGCCGCCATCAATAACGAAGCGCAAGCTGCGATGGACGATGGCGTGCTTGACGAAGTGATCGTGATCTATGGCGACGTTCGTGTGACGCGCGTCGATACCTACCGCCAAGGCGATGAAATCGAATTCGATCCCCGAGGCGGGGGCGGCACTGATCTCAAGCCGCTGTTCAAACACGTTGCAGACGAGCTGGAAGATGTATCCTTGATCGTCTGCTTCACCGACATGGAAATTGGCGATCCTGGCCCCGAGCCCGCGTGCCCCGTGCTGTTCGCAGCAACGGGATATCCGGAATCGGTGCGACGATATCTCGCCAACGCTCCGTGGAATTCTCCCGGCATCGATGTCGGGACGCATTGATCACTAAGGGCGGCCCTGCGGGGCCGCCTCGTAGTGTTCATTCCGAACACTCGCCCATCTTGCATGGGCGTTTCTCAGAAGGAGTCACGTCATGGCTACGAAAGTTGGTCGCGCACGAGCGTTGCGAGCGTGGGAGACAATGCGCTCCCCGGTTTGGCAACGGCAGCGACGGAAGATTGAGAATCTGCGGCAAGCCCTCGCCGCAGCGCGTCGCGAGCTGATCACTGCACTGTCCAATCTGGACAAAGTGATTAAGCAGTCATCATGAACCGCAGCGACTTCTTTGATCAAGGCTACGAACAACACGCTTCCGCCCCCGACATGTTGATGACGGAAGTCTGGCGTTTCGCTTGCATGTTCATCACGGATCAAGAGAACGCCCGCGCCTTCGTTGAGGGTTACACCGCCGCGCGCAAGCAGCGCGACGAACGCAACGCAGAACAGTGATCACTGCAGGACGCCGCCGCTGTGCGGCGTCCGACAGTGTTCATGCCGAACACGCCCCGCCTTGCAGCGGGTTTTTCGAAAAAGGAGTCACAGTCATGTTACGAGTTTTGTTTGGCGTCATCCTCGCCAGCATCTTCGGCCGGTCAAGCGTATCGGTCGAAACGAACGTGCAAACGTTCACAGACGAGCTGCCGGACGACGAGCTGCCCGAGGATGTCGGCGAAGTCGCCGAGGACTACGACTTGCTCGATGTCGATCTTGCCGACGGCCTGATCGATGACGTGAGCGATTCGCTGTTCGATGATCTCGGCGGATCAGTCCTCGACTCATTCCTCGACTGCTGAGGAGGCGAACGATGGAATCATTATTGATGGGCATCCTCATGATCGCAGTCGGCGTCGGAGTGTGCTGGCTGGGAAATGCCAAAGCCAGAAGACGACGGCGGCTGATCATAGAACGCTACGAAATTCTCCGAGAGCACGCCGCGCGGAAGCGCAAGTGATCACTGCAGGACGCCGCCGCTGTGCGGCGTCCGACAGTGTTCATACCGAACACTCCCCGCCTTGCAGCGGGGCGATTGAATGGAGTCACACATGCCTAAGTTACCCAAGTGGCGGCCGTTGCAGCGCGCAACGACTGCCGGACGGGAGAATGCCGAAGCCGTCGCCACGGCCATGCAAACGTATGGCCTGGACGAAGCAGCGGCACGGGCAAAACTTGATGCCTACGCCGCCGAGTCTGAATACTGGATCAACGATCTCTATCAAGTCCAAGTCCGACGCTACGCCGATCTCACTCACATCAATATCCGACGACGCGACGGCGGCCCGATCCTGCGAGACTGGCGACACTTCCAGCAGATCAAGAATGAGTTGGTCGGCACGGAGGCGGAAGCCGTCGAGCTGTATCCAGCTGAGAGTCGGAAGTGGGATGAAGCCAACAAGTATCATCTTTGGTGTCTGACGGACGGCTCGCGCTTTCCGTTCGGCTTCGATGATCGTCACGTCAGCTTCGACAGCGGCAAGGCCCGTGGATTGCGGCAACGGGGCCGCACGATGGAATTCCCCGATGATGACAAGTCCACAGCGCAGGAGCTGGGACCGCAGAGACGCGCCTGCAGAATGTGCGGAGCGACCGAGGGCGAGCTGCATCACGATCAATCCGCGCGCGATCGAATGACGACGCTCGATCCGCGACTCGTCTGCATGCTCTGCGCAGAAGGACTGGCCGAGCTAGACTGAAACTCAAAACCCCGACCACTTGCGTGGCCGGGGTTTTTTTTGGCGTGGCAGTCTTGCATACAGCCAGCCCGCCGCGCGCTCTGCGAGTCACACGAGCACGGCACGCGCGATTGCGTGAAGTGGTATCCCGTTCGTATCGTCCGCACAACAAGCCGTTGCCCAAGTCCCGCACGTGCGGGCTCGACTTGACGCAGCAAGCTGTGCCCGATCGTGCGTCACTTGCAAAAGTTTATCTTGTGCAATGTCGCATTTTGCGACACGTTCAACGGAGTGAAAGATGCAAACGAAAACATTCGTCAGGCAAGTCCGCCAGGAGCTTGATCTGCGGCAGCTGGACTTCGCTGCCGCGCTTGGAGTCTCGCGTGCGACGATCGTTCGTTATGAGAACGGGGCATCCGTCCGCCCCATTGTCCTACGTGCGATCCGTCAACTGCGAGAACAACACAAGAGGAAAAGGAAGACATGAGACGCCGACGCATATCGAGGCTTAATCCCGCGAAGCCTCCTCCTCCTCCGATCGCATTGAACGCGCTCGGACTGCCGTTGTCTCCGTTGTTCGATCGCAAGTGGAAACGCAAGATGCCGCTGACATCGATCCGGAGACTCCTTGTACCGCAGAACGGATTCCGTTTTGTGCAGGACGATCGAGGACACGATGGACCCTGACGCATGTTTGATCCGACTCCTCGAAGCGATCGGGGACAACGATTGGGATGAATCCCTCCATGCCCTGGACGATCTATTCCAGTGGCTCAGTCGTGGGGGCTTCGCCCCCAACACGCAAGCTGCAGCCGAGACGCTGCGAGAACGGATGCGTGATCGATGAAGGCACTCTCCATCCAGCAGCCGTGGGCTCACTTGATCGTCGCGGGATTGAAGCCGATCGAGAATCGGACGTGGACGACAGCCTATCGCGGCCCGCTCCTGATCCATGCGTCGCAGAAGATGTGCATTGCAGTCGAGTCGATCGAAGCCGCGTTCGGCATCAAGATCGATCGCCGACTTCTGCATTTCGGATGCGTGATCGGGCGCGTCGATCTTGTGGACGTGATCGAGGAATCGGACTCCCCATGGTTCGATGGCCCCTACGGCTTCGTCCTGCGCAATCCACGTCCGATCAAGCCGAGGCCGTGGCGTGGCCAGCTCAAACTCTTTGACGTGACGATGAAAATTCACTGACTCCAACCCAGAGTGAAAAGGAAAAGACATGACTCGACTACTGACTGCCGCTGCGATCCTCGCAGCGTTGACGCTGACGGCTCACGCCGAATCGCGTTCCTACTACAATGCGAAGGGCTCCTATGCGGGCTCCTCCTACACGCGCGGCAACTCCACGTCCTTCTATGACAGTCGCGGATCGTATGCCGGATCGAGCATCCGGACGGGGAGGCGATGATGGCGCACAAGGTATCCCGCGACGATGATCTGATCCCCGAGCTGCGTAAATACGTCAGCGCGCATCCGCCCCACGCTGAGCTGATACGCGCGATCGATCGCTATCGTAAAGCGACGCGCGTGCAGCTGCAGCCTGCGCTGCGAATGATCCTGCAGGTACTTGAGGAGGCGGCGTGATGGCAACTTTCAAAGTCCACGTGTCCCAATACGTGGAGGAAACGGCTGTGCTGGAAGTCGAGGCCGACACGGTTGAGGCTGCGCGCGCGCTGGCCGAGATCACGTTGACCGAGGGCGAGATCGATTGGGAGGACGGCACGGACTGCTTTCCCGCAACGATCCAGCGCGTGGACAACGACAACAACGACACGCTGTGGGAGGCAGGCGACGACGATCGTCCCGATCGCCCGCGAGTTGGATCAAAATTGTTGCTGGAGGAATGAACATGTGGGCGTTGCTGATCTATGTCGGAGAGGGCGCCGCGCGCGCACTCGTGATGGCCGTTGGGCCGTTCGATGACGAAGCCGACGCCTGGGTCTTCCACGAACAACATGCGGACGTTTGCAAGCACACGGTCGAAGTGCTGCGGCTTGCGCATCCGCTGCACGAGGTAGGTGCGGAATGACCGCCTACGGCTATGCCCGCGTTTCGACGCGGGATCAGGACTTGACCGGCCAGCTCCACGAGCTGGCCGGTGCCGGGTGTGCGGAAGTTTTCCGCGAGAAGCTGTCTGGAGCGAAAACGGATCGGCCCCAGCTTGCGCACGTTCTGTCTAAACTTGGGGCCGGCGACGTGCTCGTGGTCACGCGGCTCGATCGACTGGCTCGATCGACGCGCGATCTCCTCAACGTCATCAACGAAGTGAGCGCGCGCGGGGCCGGCTTCCGCTCGCTGAAAGACGTGTGGGCAGACACGACGACTCCGCATGGACGTTTGATGCTCACGATCCTGGGCGGGCTCGCAGAGTTCGAACGCGAGCTGATCCGCGCCAGGACCGGGGAGGGGCGACAACGGGCACAGGCCCGTGGCGTCAGCTTCGGCCGGCCGCGCAAAGTCACGCCAGACATCCGGCGCGAGATCGATAGACGACTGCAACGCGGCGAGACGCAGCTTGCCATTGCGCAGGCTCTCGGCGTTCACGCCGCGACGATCAGCCGACGCAAACGGACATGAGAGAGTTGGTCAATTTCATCGGCGTGCTCATTCTGATCGTGCTCGCCTCAACCGTCGCCGTCCTGATCGGACTGGCGATCTATGCATGGACACACTGAGAGGGACCGATGCTGAAACCTATTTGCGTGAAGTGCCAGCGGTTCTATCGGCCGCACTACAACGGCCGCTGGTTCGTGGAAGGAATGCCGAAGGGCGGCTCTGCCGACGCGCTTCCCGGCAAGGATCATCCCGAAGATTGGAAGCCGTACAAGGTCTGGGTCGGCGACGAATGGATATGCCACGGCTGCGGCCACTTGATCATCGTTGGCGTCGCTTGGTCGCCGGTGCGCGAACACTATCAGGACGACTTCGAACAAGCGCGAGAGCGCGCGACATATCTGCAAGTCAATGATTGCTGAGAGGGACCATGAGCAGAAACAACGCCAGCGCGAGGCGCACACGGCCGAGCGACATCGCCGCGTTCAAACACAAGCATCCGCTCGACTCGCACGTGGAGCGCACGATCGCCGAGTTTGGCAATCAGTATGTGGTGGAGATCAAGGGCACGTTCGAAATCTTCCGCTTCACTGCGCCGGAATACGGCGAGGTCATCTTCGATATCCGAGGGATCAAGGACGCGCTGGCCGAAAACCGGCTGCCGTTCCAGATGATGCAGCTCAAGCTGGATGCCGGGCTGGTGGAGCACGTCCGCAGGAATAACGGCGTGGAGGCCAAGCGCATGGCCGAGCTGACGGCCGCCGATCTGGAACGTCCAGGGATCATGGCGCAATGGCCGGATCAGCACACCAGCTGCATCGACGGCAACAATCGGCTGGTGCGGCGCTGGGATGACGGGCTGCGCACGTATCGCTTCGCGCTGATCTTGATGAACGAAACGATTCAGCCGTACATCTGCCGTCCTGGGCAAGAGGATCACTTCCTCGATCGCAAGAATCAGGAGCAGGGCGTGGTGTCGATCCGCCGCATGATCGCGCCGCACCAATGAGGGGCAATGGAACGACTGGACAGGCTGCAGCGGTGCGTGCTGAACGACTTCGGGGAATGTCTCAGCGTGAGCCCACCGATCGGCTGCATCTGTGCGCAGATGCCGCCCGACGTGCTGCGCGCGGCGCATCGCTATTTCGGGGGCGACGATGACGAAGCCGCTGGATATGTGGACGATCTACCACAAGCCCGATGACTACCCCGACGAATTCGTGGCGCGGCGCTGGGAAATTCTCATCGATATCACGGCGACCAATGACATGTTCGTGGCCGACACCCTGGAGGAGCTGCGCGCGCTGCTGCCGCCGGGGCTGGTCTGTCTGCACCGGCAGCCGCTCGATGATCCGAGGATCGTGGAGGTTTGGTTATAGGGCGGCTTTAGCCGCCCCACCACCACCCGATGATCACCAGCCAGAGCAGGGCCGCCGCCACGATCAAGTAGCCGCAGCCCTGCAGCGTCTCGTCGCCGTTGTCAGCCATGCTCCGGCAATGGCGGCTGCGTGTTCACGAGATCGGCGAATGCGCCCCGCGTCTTTGACAGTTTGAAGTTGCACATCTGCATCGCCAGCCCGCCGTTCACGTTGGCCGGAAAGCCGCGATATATCCCGCGCTTGGCGTAGGCGTTGGCGGCCGTGGTGTCGAAGATGCCCGACGATGGAATGTCGGCGGTCTTCAACTCAAGTGATGCGAACTCCATATCCACTTTGCTTGCTAGGGTCATGGTGTGGTGTCCTTGAGGGCGTGGCTGGCGGTTTCGTGCTGATCCCGACATGCACTCGACCTGCAGACGTGGACGCTGTGTCCGGTTTTGATAGCGCAATCCGAGCAAGCCAATATAGTGTCCTGTCCGCAGATGACACATGGGGCGGTTGTGAATGGGCACCGTGTAGAACCGATGTGCATCCCGCCGCAGGTCGGACAGTTCTGAATAATCATGGTGTGGTGTCCTTGAGGGCGGCGCGGGCAGCGTTTACCCGCTCGTTCGCAGCCTTGGCCATCGGGCTCCCATATTTGGTCAGCTTGTCCCACTCCATCAGCAATCCTTCGACTGCCGCCGTCAGCCGCTCGATCTCGGCTTCTGCCTTGTGCGCACGTTCATGCCAATATTCCCATGCGTCGGCGCACTCTTCTTCTTCGGTTGGCGCGGGTAATGGCTCATCGCCGAGGTCGGGCTCTTGATCCATTCTGCTCATGACACGACGCACATAGCCCATTTCCGTCATCCATATCCGCAGCGCAGCGCCCAGCTTACTGTCAGAGTCGTTGTTGCTCATTCTCCCCTCCAATGGGATCGATCGGCGCTGTCCGCTTCTGAAAGCGGCGGATCAGCTCCTCCAACAGCAGCAAGTCTGAATTCTTGAACCACACCCCGGCCGCGCGCCGCAGCTGCTCGATCAGCTCGGCTTCGCTCATGTCTCGCGGTCCCATGATCACTCCCAATCGCGACGGCGATAATCCCGCGTCACCCACCACGCCGCCAGCAGCGTCAGCAGCATGAAGATCACCGCGACGACTCCGACGATGATCAGGACGCTTGCGAGCGTGCCCATTTGAGAATGATCTCGACCCGCTTGATGGAAAGCCGGAAACGTCGCGCAATCTGCAGCAACGGTACTCCGGCGGCAGCCCGTCTCACAATCTCGGCGTCACGTTCTTTGCGTTGCTGCGACGATAACGACGGCTTGCCGGTCGCCGTGCGCTTCAATAATCGAAGCTGGCACCCAGCTCCTCCGCGTCCACGAGTGGCGGCTTGGCCTTCTCCTTCGGCTTGACCGGCGGCCCGTCCCGCATGCCGAGCGACAGCCCGCCGTCGATCGTGAGCACCGCGCCGTTGATGTAGCGGCCGAGATCGGACACGAGCAGGAGGAGTGCGCCATCGAGATCGGCCGGATGCCCGAACCGGCGCAGCGGAATGTCCTGCACGATCCCCGCGCCGCGCTCGCTCTGCAGGAAGGCTTGCGTCATTGGAGTCAGTGACCAGCCAGGGGCGAGCGCGTTGACGCGGATGCCCAGCTCGCCCCACTCCAGGGCCAGACACTTCGTCAGCTGGATCAGGCCAGCCTTGGCCACGGCGTAGGCCACCATGTTTTTGGTCGGCAGCTGCCCGAAGTTCGAGGCGATGTTGACGATCGAGCCGCCGATCGGCTGCGGGGCGCTGGTCATCCGATTGGCCGCCTCCTGCGCCAGCAGGAACGGCGCGATCAGGTCCACGTCGAGCACGTCGCGGAATGTCGCGGCCGAACACTTGTGCGCCTTGTCGGCGTGGCCGATGCCGGCGTTGTTGATCAGGATCGAGGCCGGCCGCCTGAATATCCGCTCGACTTCATCGAACAACGGCCCCGGCTCGTCGCGCACGTCATGCGGAAAGAATACCACCCGGCCGCCTATGCCTGTGAGCTCCTCCGCCAGCTTCTCCATGCGATCGAGATCACGCGCCACGATCGCAACGTCGGCTTGGCACGCCAGCAGCAGCCGGCACATGCGTTTGCCAAAGCCGCCGGTGGCGCCGGTGACGATCGCGAGCTGATCCTCCAGATTGTAGGCCGGCGGCCGCATCATGATCTTGATCATGACTGCGCCTTGCCGCATGTCGGACACACCGGCGATGCCGGCGGGGAGCCGAACACCTTCTCGGCCGGCAGCGTCTTCCATGTCGGATTGCCGCGCTCGATCACGCCAGACGCCAGCAGATTGAGCCGGTCGAATTCCGGCGTGCGCGCCAGCCGCGAGTCCGCGATCATGTTGAGCGCGCTGCGCAAGCCGGCGCGGAGTTCGTCCACTTCGCTCATCCCAATGCTCCCTCGATCCCGAGCAGCGCCTTGGCCACGTCCTTGTCGATCGCCGGCCCGCAGAATTCGAACATCGCACACGGCCGCCCGCCCCAGTGGCCGACGAACGTCTTGCGCTGCGTGCGCTGATTGGACTTGGCGAAGCTGCCCGGTTTTTTCAGCAAGCGCCAGTCCGGCGAACGGTCCAGGCTGCGGATGTGAGACGGATGCGCCGGGAAGCCGTGCACGTCAATGCCGAGCGCGCGATAGGCCCCGCACACCTTGCTCTCCAGAAACATCACCAGCCCCATGCCCTGATAATCCGGCAGCGTCACCGCGCGGCTGATCGCTCGCAGATTTTTCCGCTTGGGATGTGGAATGTTGATCATCGCGATGAAACTGGCCGGCGTCCCGTTGACGAATAGGCAGAAACATCGCGCCGCGCGGTGCAGCTCGGCAGTCAGATAGTGAAAGGGAGCGAACAAGCGCCAAGTCGGGTAATCGACCCGCGAAATCTCGACGGCGAGTGCCGGTCGTCGTTGAACCGACCTCCATTGAAACGTCATCGTGGCCGGCTCCAGCAGCCAGTCCGGCTGCAGCCATTCGATGATGTCATAGTGACAGCTGGCGGCGACGAGTTTTTTGTTGGGATGCTTGCGCACATACTTCTGCACCGCATGACTGCCGATCTGCGCCACCTGACGATCAACCACGCTGGTGAATTCATCGATCGGCACCGTGTCGCCGCCCTCCAGCAGCTGCCTTGCCACTTCGACGCGGAATTTCTCGCCCGTGGACAACACGCTATGCGGCTTGCACCAGCTCGGAATGGTGTTGAAGCCCACGGCACTGCATATCTCGGCGATCTTCTCGATGCCGTGCTCGCTGCCGAAGTCGTCAATGACCGAGCCAGCATTCCATTGCAGCTGGGCTGGCTCGCCGAACACGTGGCGCAGGATCGAGGACTTGCCGCAGCCACTTGGGCCGACGATCAGACCGAGCTGCCACGGTTTTTGCTCGAGCGGAATGTCGCCCTGCCAGCGATGCGTCAGCTTGTCGGCCAACGGCACGTCGAACATGCCGGACAGCTGCTTCACTCGTGGAGTGGCGACGAGGTTGGAGGCGACTTCAAGATCGATCGTGGTCACAGCGATGCGCCGGTTGCTTTGTTGTCTGGCTTTGGCCGCGACGGCTCGTCGTCGGGAAAGTCGTAGCCGTTGGCTTCCAGCCAGAGCTTGAGGCCGCGCCGCAATACCTCCTGCATCGTTATTCTTTTATCAAAGGCGGCCTGCCGCATGACGGCATGAACCTCCTCCTTGATCAGGAAAACCACCTGCTTCATGTTGGCGCGGTCCTTGCGCTCAAGCGTGATGCCAACATCCCTCATCGCAACAGCCGCGGCTTCTGCCAGCTCATCGAAGTGTCTGTCCTCCCGCGCCCGCTGCTTCGCGTCTTCAGCCTGCTGCTTCGCGAATTCAGCCTGCTGCCCTTTTGCATACTGCTCGTTCTGCTTGGCAGCCGCCGCCGTGGCCCGATGATTCGCCGCCACCCAGGCTTCATGGGCGGGCGTGCGCCGCAGCAGATCAACGATGCTGCCGTTGATCTCCTGCTGTATGGCATGCTCAAAATCGGCGTCGGATATCTCCATCAGCCTCATGATCTCGATGATGCGCGCGTCGCTCATGTCCGCCACGGTCGAATCGTCGGGAAAGGCCGCTCTGACCTTCTTGACCCTGGCAACCTGCGTTTCGCCGTCATAAAACTTCACCGCCGACGCAACCAACTCCCCGATCCGCCGCCATGCACGGGCGCGGACACGATGAAACATCAGCACCGTCTTGCTGTCATTGATCTGCTTGTAATAGGCCGCCATCGCCACCGACTTGTCGACGATATCCTTGCATTCATCGAAGCCGTGGCAGACGGCGATCGCCTTGCACATCTGCTTGTATTGAACCAGATGCTTGTCGGCCTTGCTCAGCACGATGTCCCTGTCCATTGCTGCTGTCCTTTTGGTTGTGGAAGGCTCATCGTGCCCCCCGGCCGGCGCAGTTGTCGCCGCGCGCGGTCATCGTCTTGGATTGTACACGCTGATCGAGGAGGGCGGCTAAGCCGGTGTGCTTGGCACAGCTCCAGCCCTCGGGAGCCATCGTCAGATAACGGCAGCAGGCGTGGCCCTGGCCCAGCTTGCAAACGCCCTTGGCCCATTCCGGCGTCGGCGGATCAAAGCTCTGATACGTCCGCAGCAGCGCGGCACGATCGTCCATCACTGGCCCCTCGCAGTTGTTGTTAGTCGCCTCCCTGGATGGCCTGGATGATGTCGGCGATCGTCTCGGTCACCGTGAACGTCAACACCCCGTTGCCGGCCGCGATCGACAGCCGAACATGCTCAATGTTCGGCAGCTGCTCGATCGTGATCACTCGCTCCAGATCGATGATCACTTGCTGGCCGTCGATCTTCTTGAGCAACAGCGGATTCATGGATTTTTTCCTCGGCCTCAAATTGACGCACACGCGCGATCATTTTGCAAACCGGACAGGCTTGCGGGGAGACGAAGCCGTGATGGCACGTCATCGGTGCCCACTCGCAACATGCGCGCGCCGCACGTGCTTGATCCGGGGATGATCGACCGCGTGGCCGCTGCGATGCACGGCATGGCGCAGATGATGCGAGATCGAATGCCACAGCGCCTCGTTGTCACGATCGCGGCGCAACGCACGGAAATCCTCCCAGGCATGACAGGCATGACGATGCAGCGCGTCGCGGTTGCTCCACGTCATGAGATCAGCGCCTCGCATTGCAGACCCTCCTGGCCGAACTTCTGCAGGAGCTGCGTCTGCTGATGCTCGTCACGGCAGCGGATCACGATCGAATACTGCAGCCCGTCCAAGAGCTGCGGCGTCGGCGGCTGCGCGTCGGTGAATAACTTCATCAGCTCCTTGTCCTCGAAACCCAGGCTCGATGCGTCGAAGTCGTCCTTGATCGCAAGCAGCTCCTCCAGCAGCGCGTCGTCGTGCCAGTTCGAGCCGTCACCAATCTTGTTGTCGGCAATGGTGTAGGCACGGCATTGGCTCTCGGTCCAGTCGGTCGCGATGATCACCGGAACGTCGGCCATGCGCTCCAGCTGCGCCGCTTGCAAGCGCGCGTGGCCCGCAATGATCGTGCCGTCCTCTCGCACGAGAATGGGCATCGTCCAGCCAAACTGCTTGAGGCTCGCTCGCAGCTGGTCAATCTGCTTGGTCGGATGAATGCGGCTGTTGCGGGCGTAGGGTTTCAGTTTGTCGATCGGCCAGCGTTCGATCTGCGTCGTCATTGCCAGCGCCTCGGCGGCGAGGAAATGCAGGCCAGCCGCTGCATCAATGGACACTCGGGACCGGGAGCCTTGCCGCAGCCGGGCCGGAACGGACAGCGCGGCGGCGCGTCGCGATCCATCTCCCCAGCACAGTCAAAGCCGGTCAGATCAAGATCGAAACCGTTCAACACGGCGTGCATGTTGATGTCCATGCACCCCATGCTGTCACAGCTCAACGACGCTTGCCACCTTTGCTGCGGCCAGACTTGCCGCGCTTGCCCTTGGCACCGCCCGCAGCCATCCAGTTGCTGATCGCAGCGGCAGAGGACTTGCTGAAGCCGTGACGCTTCAGCCCCTCATAAGCACTCGGCTTCTTGATCGACGGCCCATGATTGTGCCCCGGCATCCGTTCCTCCCGTGCGCTGAACTTCCTGCCATGCTAAACGTTGATCCGCGCAACGTGATCCACGTCCCCCCCGAACGGATCACAACCGCAACCAGCCGGGACGCATCCCCCAAGCCCCCCATTGGCCCCGCGTCCCGACTGGACTTCCCCCGATCGATCCCCGCCAGAACGTAGTCCAAGGCACGTCCAGGGCGCGCCTGTGGGCGCTTCACGGTTTTTCCGTGTCAGATGTCCCCCGGACGCCGTTTGACGCACCAGCGGACGCTGTAGGGGATTTTTGGGGACTTTGTTCCCGTACCGTTCACAAAGGGAAACCGGGGGGAGTGCATCGCCGGGGGGGAGCCGTGGGGGATGCCGCCTCGGCTCACGTCGGCGCAGAAAAAGCTGGGCCTAAAATGCCTTTGCTGCCAATAGGTTGCGCCGGTCAAGGCTAGGCAGTGCGACATAAACCTTGAGCGAGATTGTGCAATGATTTCAAAGGCTTATGAGAGAAAAACATTCTCTCTGATCCAGATTGCATAAATGTTGATTAATGCACCGACTGGAATCCGAGCGGCAGCACGCGAAGCTCCGGCGAGGCGACGCGAAGCTGCGAGCGCAGCCACGCGACGCAGCTGCAGGAGTGCAGAAGCCGTACGGCAGCTGCTGCCTAAGCCGCTGAGATCATTAGCCGAATAACTGGACACAGCAGCACGGCCAGCGGCTGGCGGCAGGCGGCAGCGGCACAGCGGCGGCGTGGATGCAGGAGGAGCTGATCGACGGCGGTGCGGCGGCGGTGATTCCAGGGGCGCGGCTCAGTCTCGGCGCGGCCGGGGCTGGAGGCGGCGACCGCCGGGCGGGTCGGTTCTTCGGAAGCCCGGCGTGGATCAGAGCGGCAAGCTTAAAACCAAATTCGAAACGGCTGACGTATCTGACATTGATTTCGACCATCAGTGTTATGTGCGTGCGTACTACATATGATGTAAGTCCGTCAGGTATGTCAGGATCGTCAAGACCAGCATGGCAGCAGGGTTGTCGGCCTGACATGTCTGACGAGCCTGACAATTTTGCTGCTGAATGGTGGCATGCAGAACGCCACTCATGTTGCGAAGTCCCGTCAGGCATGACAGGCATGGCAGTGCCTGACGTTGCTCAGGAGCAACCCGTCAGGATTTTGTCAGGTTCACTTAGCGGCCAGTTGCTAGAAACGACTTTAAGATTGAGCTATGCCGCATGGACGCATGGCTGGCACAACTTGTGCGGCTTAATCGACCGTCTCGCGCTCCAGAATGGTGAGCGTTCTGATACCGACGAAGCCGCGTGCTTTGTCGGTTCGGTCGCGGACGATCCCCTTGGCTTCCAGCCGCTCGACAAACGCCTTTCGGGTTCCGTGGCGTTCGCCTGCGGCTTCGCAGAACAGCTTCCAGCTGCCGTACAGCTCGGTCGAGGATGCGAAGGCGTTGACGTCGGTGGTGCTGCACCACTTATCGAGCCACTGCTGCAGCGCATCTTGGTTTTCGAAGTAGTCGTCGGTTGCGCCGGTGACGGCGGCTGGCGGATCGAGGCCGCGCTCGCGCCACTGGTCGAAGCCTTGCATGATCCAGGCGAGGATGCCGGGGTATTCCGGCTTGAGCCGTTCGAACAGGCCGAGATCGCGGTCGGCTTCGGCGATCTCGACGGTGAACGGGATCAGCTGGAGTCGCCGGCGCATGGCGCGATCGGCGTTGCGGATGACCGGCTTATTGTTGCCGACGACGATGATCTTGTACTGCGGCAGGTACTCGAAAGAGTTTTGCCGCATGAAGTTGGCGCGCACCATGTCGCCGCCGGTGAGCTGCTTGAGCTTGGCTTCATCCCAGGACTGGTTCTGTGCCGTCTCGGCGGTGAGCACGAGGCGCGTGCCGACCAGGGAGGCCAGCTCCTCATTGTGCTTGGGGTGATTGGTGGCCTGCAGCAGTTCCAGCGAGGCTTGTGCGGCGTAGTCGCCGAGCACGGCCTTGACCGTGTTGAGGAAGGTGCCCTTGCCGTTCTGTCCGGTGCCGTAGCAAAAGAAAAACGCTTGCTCGGTGATGAACGGTGTTGCGCAATAGCCGACGACACGTTGCAGATATGCCACCAGCTCCTGATCGCCGGCTGTGATCTGATCGAGGAACGTGAGCCAGACCGGGCACTCCATCCGCTCGGCGGTGACCGCCGTGATCCTTGAGCAGTAATCCTCCCGCCGCTGCGCCCCGAGTTGCCAGGGGCCCGGCCGATCGAGCCGCACGCTGGCGGTCGCCATGTTCAAGACCGGGGCCTGATCGAACAGCCCGACCGGCCGCGCCGTCTCGTCCTTCACCCGATCGGCACATCGCTTGACCAAGCCGGCGCTCTCGGCCGTGCGCTTGTCGCCCTTCTTCTTGAGGCGCGCGCCGATCTCGCGGCAGAGATCACCCATGCGCCGATTGATCGTGCGCTGCTGATCGTATTTCCAGACATGGCCGGTCCACTCGAACACCCCGATCGGCTCCAAGAATACGAACCGATCGCCGTGCCGCTGCAGGAATATCTGCAGCACAGCGTCGTCAGTCAGCAGCCAATTCGCTGCCAGCCAGGGGTCCGGCTGCGCCGAGTGCACGACATGCAACCGTGGCTGTGGCCGCTCGCCTATGTCATGTTCGTCTCGATCGCGCCCATCGTCATCCGCCATTGATCCCTCATAGCAGCCGCTCTCCAGCTGCCAGTTGCTGTTGCTCAAGGTCTTCTTGGATCGCTTCCATGATCTCGATCTGCAGCTTCGCCACGTGCGGCTTCATCTTGCCCAGCTCGATCTGGCGCCGGTAGAATGGCCGCCGCAGCGCCAGCTCGCGCTTCACTTCGTTGAGCTTGTCCGTCACGCTAAACCGCTGCATCGCCGTCGCTTTCGTCAGATGCTTCACGTGAAACATCGTCCAGCTCGCGCCGCTGGATCAGGCCCGCGCCGCGCCGTGAACGCACCGCCGTGCCGTAGGCCGTGACGCGATAGACCGCCGGGGATGATCCGATCCGCTCCACCCATCGCTTGCGCAGCAGCGAACGCAAGACGCCGCGATGAAAAACCTTCGGCAGCTGGCCGTCGCCGAACGTCAACCAGTCCAAGAGCCGCAGCTGCTGCGCCGACACCGGCTCCTGCCGTGGACGCGGCAGGCGAAACAACTCCCGTCGGAACCGCGAGGTCATAGCCGCCCCTCCTGGCTTTGCTCGAGCACGAGATCAGCGAAGTCGGTCCCGACCCGGCTGGTGCTGATGCAGGACGCCCGCCAGCCCCACGTCAGCCGCGCCGCAGCCGCCGCCGCGTCACCCGCCCGGCTCACGTCGTTGTCGATCGCGATCACCAGCTGGCCGACGAACCACAGCAGCGGTAGCCGTTCGATCGCGCCCGCGGAACCCAGCGCCCAGGCCGGCGTGTAGCCGAGCTGCAACAAGGCCAGCCCCGTCTCAAAGCCCTCGCACACGTGCAGGCGGGGCATGAACCACGTCTGAGCTCCAGTGCAGCACGCGCGATGCGAGATCAGCTTCATCGCCGCGCCGCGCACCGGCCCCAGCATCATGGGCTGGCCGTCCTTCTGGAAGTCCTGGCCGATGAAGATGCGCTGCAGCGCGGTCGGGGTGTCACCCTCGATCGTGCGCAGCAGCGCGATTAGGGCCGGAGCGGCCCCATCGCGCCGTGGGCAGCTGGGATGGAAGCGCGCCTCGACGCCGGTGGGCAGCTCCAGGCCACGCAACGCGAGGTAATATTCTGCCGGCGTCCCGGCGATCGGCACGCCCTGATCCCACACCTTGAGCGCATAGGCCGTCTTGCGCTTGCGCTCGGCGCGCTCCTCCTCCAGCTCGCGGCGCTCGTCCTCGGTCATAGCGGCGGCTCTGGATCGCAGATCGGACAGCCTGCCCGGCCGCACGGCGAGACGCCCTCACGGGGCCACTCCCAGCGCATGAACCGCGAGCGCAGCCAGCCCGGCGCGGCATAGCCCAGCTCGCGCTCCGGCAATTTCAGGATTCCGGATTTCATGCCCGCCTCCGCTTGCGCTCGGGCTCGTCCCACAAGCCGCGCGCGCGGAAAGCCGCGATGATGTCGGCTGGATCACAGCCGGCGAAGCAGTGCAGGAGAATGGTGCTGTGGCCCTGCGTGATCGACAGCGACGGATCGCGATCGTTGTGCGCCGGGCAGCATGCTAGAAATGATCGTCCAGATTTTCGTGCGCGCAGACGCGCAGCCAAGTCTGCCGCTCGCATGGGGCCTCCTCCCTTTGGTTGTTGTTGCTCCCGCCGCCGAGAGTGTTACATGCGCTCACACTCCGATCGACACTCGCACCACGCGCCAATCGCGCAGCGCATCCATGACATCCTCGAAGCGATCGGTGATCAGATAGCCGGCACCGCCGTGCATAAGACGGAACGCCAGCGCCTTCTGCTCATCCGTCGGCTGTTCGCCGCGTCGCTTCAATTCGATAAACGCCAGCAGGCCGCAGACGTGGAATAGCTGGAAGTCGGGCCAGCCCTTCTGCACGCCCATGCGCTTGAGCCGCTGCGCCGTCGCGGGATGCCGCCACTCACCGGCAGGGAAATGCGTCCAGCTCCACTCCGGCACACACCAGCGCCGCAGCACGTCGGCCGTCATGCAGTGCAGATTGAATTCAGGAGCCGGCGGCGGCTTCACGCCGCGCTGTCGCTTGCCTTTGAATAACGACAGCTGCCCCGGCATCGATCATCACCGCTGCGCTTTGCGCGTGCGCTTGCTGTTGACGTGAGCAACGGTCAACACCCGCTGCAGACGTTCGTTGCCCTGCGGACACAAGAGTCGCGCCGGGAATTCTCCGTTGGTCACTTGCTCGATCAGCACCGCCATTTCCCACGACGCCCAGCCGCGATGCTTGGCGACGTGCACACTGTTCTGGCTGTAGCCGATCGCCGTCGCCAACTTCGCTTCCGAGCCGTAATGGGCAATGGCTCGCTCCATGAGCTTGCGTGCGCTCATTCCACACTCCAGATTCAAGGAAACGAAGATGCCGCCGTCCGGATTATCAAGGCACAACTCGCTGCCGATTTCAACAATAGACAGTCGTTCGCAAAAGTTGGATTGTAGGATCAGAGGGACTGCCACCATGGACGCCACGCCGCGCGCTGACATCAAGGACCGCCGCAAGCAGCTCGGCTTGTCGCAGCGCGAGCTGGCCGCGATCGTCGGTTCCCATGCCCAGACGGTAGACAAGATCGAGCGCGGGCACATCAGCTTTTCGCGCTATCTGGCCGGCATCGAACAGCATCTTGGCATCAAGCCGGCGGCCGTGGAGTTCAAGGACGCCGAGCAAGGCGTTGAAAAAATTCCGCTTTACGCTACAACGGCCGCGACGCTGCGAGCGGTGAGGATGAACCACGACATTGCCCCCGTGCATCACGTGATGCCGCCGGAATGCCTGCGCGGCAAACGATCGAGCTATGGCGGCATGGTTTCCACCGACGCCATGGCCCCGATCTTCGCCGTTGGTGATTCGTTCTACTGCAACCCGCATCTAGCCCCGGCTCCCGGTAAATTCGTGCTGCTGCGGCAGAAGCCCCCATGGCAGCGCGGGCAGATCATCCTCTGCCAGCTGATCTCGTTCACTGAGCGAGAATGGACAGTGATGCTGCTCAATTCCGGCGGCAAGAAACGCGGCTATGAGGAGCGGCTGGTGCTGTCGCGCGCCGACTTCCCGATCGCCCATCGTGTCGTGGCGAAGGATTTCAGTTGATCTAATCGAGCGTCTATTGACCGGCTTTCCCTGGACCGGCTACGCTGCCGCAGGCCCAGGGGATTACGATGGCTTTGACGGCTGCCCAACTCGCGGCACGCGAGGGAAAGATCACTGCATCGTTCGCGCCGCAGCTAATGGCCGGCGATCTCCCCGCTATCCACAACAAGTGGCTTGAGCTGATCGGCGATCCGTCCTGGCAGCCGGAGGACATGACCAACAACTGGCCGGTGTATCACGGCACCGTCATGGAGCCGCACGTCATCGACTGGCACGAGCGATTGACCGGCGTGCCGCTGACACGGCGCGGCGAAGTCGTTGTGCATCCGCACCGGCCCAACGTCTGCGCCACGCTCGACTGCTACCGCGCATTCGATCAGTGCGTGATCGATGCAAAATGCCCCGGCGCGTGGATGAAGCTGGACGACATCCTCGCCTACTACCAGCCGCAGCTGATCGTGCAACGCGGCTGCGTCGAGTGCATCAACGCCAGCCTGCTGATCTCGCACGGCGGTGCCGCGCCGCACGAATATGCGATCACGATCGATCCGGACTACGAAGCCAAGGTCTGGCAGCGCGTCGATCAATTCTGGCGCTGCGTGGAAATGATGATCCCGCCGGTCGAGACGATGGCGCTGCAGCCGCTCACGGCGCCGGAGGAATGGCGCACGGTCGATCTCAGCCGCGATGGCGAGATCAATCTGCACAACTGGGCACCGGAAATGGTGCTGCAGCTGGTGACGTGGAACGAAACGCGCGACAACGCAGTGGCGCACGAATTCGCGCGCGAGCAGATCAAGGCGTTGTTGCCGGAAAATGTCGGCGTGCTGCGCGGTGCCGGCCTGATAGTGAAACGCAACCGTGCGCGCGCCGTCTCGATCAAGCGTGACGAGTGATCAACCAGCGAAAGGAAAGCGACCGATGAAAAACAAGTCCACGACCAGCGTCACCACCAGCGAGGAGAGTCCGCCGGCCACCATCAGCGTGCGCGAGTCGCTGGAGCAAATTCGCTCCGAGCATCTGCGCATACGCAACGATGCCCACGACACCATCACCCGGCTGGAACGCTGGCGCGACGAGATCGACGCCACCATCGCCTTCCTGCGAGCGCAACGGAAATGAGAAAGAGCGACGCGAAGTTGTCGGCGGCTCTGCAGGAGGCGGGGCTGGACGACATGGCGAAGCGCGCGGCGGCTGGACACTACAACGAATTTTTCGGGCCGCTCGACACGCCAATGCTGACGTTGATCGAGGAGCTGCACAAGGCCGGCAGTGCGCCGGCACTTGCGCTGCGGCTGCGTGTGATGGATGGCGACTATGATGCCGACTTTGAGGAGTCGGAGGAATGGGCGGCGTCGGAGGGCGGGCAGAATGCGTTCAACAGCTTGCTGGGGAGGAAGCACGATGACTGACAAGGAATACAACATCGCGATCCAGCGGCTCAAGCTGCCGCCGCGCATGCAGAAGCTGCCCGTGGATGATCGCGGCTATCCGGTGCCGAAGTTCGTGCAGTGGATCGACGGCAAGCCGGACTTCCGCGTGGTCAATCGATCGTTCATGGCAAATGCGGTGCGGATCAAGTTGTGCTGGCTGTGCGGCGAACCACTCGGCCGCTTCCAGGCATTTGTCATAGGCCCTATGTGCTCGATTAACCGTGTCAGCTCGGAGCCGCCGTCGCATCTGGAGTGTGCGCGCTTCGCGGTGCAGGCGTGTCCGTTTTTGACGCAGCCGAATCGCAAGCGCAACGAAGATGGACTGCCGGAGGAAGCCGAACAACCGGCTGGCATCATGATCCCGCGCAATCCCGGCGTGTCCATGATCTGGGTCACGGAATCCTATACGCCGTTCAAAGCGCACGGCGGCGCGTTGTTTCGGATCGGCGAGCCGACCAGCGTGGAGTGGTGGGCGCACGGCCGCGAGGCGACGCGGCAGGAAGTGATCGACTCGATCGCCAGCGGACTGCCGCTGCTGGTGGACGTGGCGGCGAAGGAAGGGCCGGACGCGATCGACGCGCTCAACCGCGAGATCAGACGCGGGCTCGCATTGGTGCCGGCGATATGAACGAAGAATATCTGGGCGATGGCCTCTACGCGTCGTTCGATGGCTATGCCATCACGTTGCGCGCGCCGCGCGAAAACGGCGATCACTACGTCGTGCTGGAACCGCTCCAGTACGACGCGCTGCTGGAATACGCCATGCGGATGTACGCGAAGGAAACGTCATGAGCGACGAATATTCCGTCTGCCAGTTTTTCGTCAACGGCACCTATGAATACGTTCGCCGCTACGTGTCGGAGGAGGAGGCGGTCAAGGCGTTTGCTCACTACACGAACAACGTTGCCACGGCAGCGGGCGTCGTGGAGCGCGTGATCATCACCGACGGCGGCGACTTCACCAATCTCGAATGGGTAAGAGGCAAAGGCTACAGCTACGACGGCGTGCACTACGCCGCGACGGCGCACACTGACGCGCATCCGAATCTAAACCGAGAGGACAGCGAAGATGAAAGCGACGATCGAAGTGAAGGACAGAAAGGAAGCTGACGCCGTGCGCGTTGGACTCGAAGACCCGGCGGTGCGCGCGTTCGTAGTCATCATCGGCTTGCTGTTGCCGATGACACAGCGCCAGCGCAAGCGTGTGCTGCAATACGTGATGGATAAGATCGACGAGGACGCCGAAGGCAAAATCGAGAACGGCGGGCAAGCAGCATGAACGTCCCCGCCTTGCGTCCTGCCCGGCTGCCGATGCCGCCGGGCATAGACGATCCCGGCAAGTGGCGCGTGCTGGTGGAAGCGATCTTTCCCGCTGCGCAGAGCGTGGAGTCGGTGTTGCTCGCACTCGACTACTGCCGCGCGCGCGGGCTCGACGTGCTCAAGAAGCCCGTCAATATCGTGCCGATGTGGAACAACAAGCTGGGCCGCTATGTCGAGACGGTCTGGCCCTCGATCAATGAGATCGAGGTCACGGCGGCACGCACCGGCCAGTGGGCGGGCATGGACGAACCGAAATGGGGACCGACGATCGAGGAGACATTCAGAGGCCGCAAGAAAGATCGCGGCGGCTGGGTGGATGCCGAAGTCACCCTGAAATATCCGGAGTGGGTTGCCGTCACCGTGTACCGAATGATCCACGGCAATCGCTGCGCCTTCACCGAGCCGGTCTACTGGCTGGAAGCCTACGGACGGCTGGGCGGCAGCGTGTTGCCCAATGACATGTGGTCGAAACGTCCGCGCGGCCAGCTGCACAAGGTCGGCAAGGCTGCGTCGCTGCGTGCGGCATTCCCAGAGGAAGGCGACTATGCCTCCGACGAAATGGAAGGCGCAGTGATTGACGTGCAGGCGACGCCGGAAGCGCCGACGCCAACCGACAACTGGAAACCGCCCGACACGATTCCTGACGAGCCCGCCGAGGAGCAGATCGATCCGGAGACGGGCGAAGTCACGACGGCAGCGCCATCGCCTCCTCCGACGCCGCGTCTGCTGGCGCGCGGTGATGACGAGCAGGCCCGCGACTGGTGCTCGCGCTTCCTGACCGAGCTGCGCAAGTCGAAGACGATCGGCGAAGTCGACCAGTGGGAGGCGCTTAATCTGGAGATCAGCGACGCGATCAAGATCGACGCGCCCAAGCTGCATGTCCAGTTGAAGGCGGCGATCGGGCGGCATCGTGTGGAGCTGGCAGGGGCGGAGCAGAAGTCGGAGACGGGGAAGCCGGCCGACGAGCAGGCACCGCCACCGTGAAGCGCGCCAACTATATCGTGGGCGATATGCTGTTGTTCCCCGACGACACCGACGCCCGCCTGCAGCTCGGCACGCTCGATCCCGGCGAGAAAGTCGGGGTCGAGATCACCCGGCCGCGCCGATCGGAGGCGGTCAAGTTCAACGCCCATGTGCATCTGACTCTGGAACGTGTCGCCGCCGCCATGGCGCACAAGACCAGCGGCGTGTGGACCGTGCGCAATCTGCGCAGCTGGCTATGCATCCGCACCGGCCGCGTTGACGTGGTGAGCTGGCCGCCGCGTTCTGCCGTGATCCCGCATTCGATCGGGGACATGAACGCGATGGAGCTGGACCTATGGTGGCAGGAGGCGCAGCGCGTGATCATCACCGACGTGCTGCCGATGCTGGCGCGCGATGAAGCCGACGATATCCGCAGTCGTTTGAGATCATGGAAGGAGTCCGAAGATGGTGATTAGTCGTGGCGGTGGTGGTTTCAATCCGTGGCAACGCCGGCCGCAGCAAGCGCAACGCGGCGTGTCGCGGATGCCGAGCGCCAATCCACGCGCGATCGCCGCGCTCAAGGCATACGAGCAGCAATCCAGGGTGCCGGTGAATTTCGACATGCTCTACCGGCATTTGATGGAGAGCGGCTTCACGCCGAACGATGCACATCTGGCAGCGGAGAGCTACTGGCGCGGGAGGCCGAAGCGATGACCGAGGAACAGGATCAGTTGCTGCGATTGATGGCGGCGACCGACAACATGGATGACCACAGCATCTGGCAGTATTCCTGCGTTGCCGTTGCGCTTGCCGGCATGCGTGCGCGCAAGATCGGCCGCGAGGACATCGAGAAAATCTGCGTCCGATATATCGAGACGATGGCCAAGACCGCCGGCACAACGCCGATGCAATACGAGCTGGACTCATGACGCGCGCATTGATCCTCAGCGAGGTTGAAGTCGCGGCGATCCGTGAGGCATTCGCGAAAGCGTGCGCCAAACCGATCTCGACGAAAGAATTTATGGCCTTGGTGGTGCCGCAGCAGAACGTGGATGTGCTCACGCTCGACAATCGCGCGCCAGGGCAGGAGAACGTCCGACCGCCCAGCCATCAAGTCCTGATCCCGCACGGCTACCGCATGGCGATCAGCGTGGAGGAGCAGCCGGCTGGAATGGTGGGGCATTTCTCATTCTCGGTCGAAGCCGCCGGCAAGACACCGAATCCAGTCGCCGTGGAAATGCTGCTGGCGGTGCTCGGCTTCGAATTGCGCGATGCAAATGCGCAATGGGTCGAGGAGTTTCTGATTGACGACAAGTCCGGAGGCTTGGCGGTCAATCTGTTGTTCGTATTAAACGACTCCCAGAGGGAGCGGCGGCAGCACGAACCATCGTTCCCCCGGCCAGTGCTGCCGTCGTCACTCAAACACTGAAAAGGAAAGCTAATGGCAGAACGTTCTGAGGTTTTGCGTGTCCAGAATGATGCGCTGCTGAATGAATATCACCAGCTGATCGCCGCGCAGGTCAGACGCATTGACGAGGCGATCGCTGTGCTGGATCGCGAGCGCAACAATCTGATGGTGGAGCGCGATCATCTGCTTAAACATCTGCCGCAGGCAATCGAGCAGGAGCAGCAGCATCGCATGCCGAAGTCGGAGCCGATGCCGAAGCTGGTACAGAAAGGCCCGGCGAATAGCCATGGCTAAGATCGGGGTCGGCGACAGCGTGCGGACGCCGGAGGACAACTGCCGCTCCTGCGGCAAGTCTCTCACCGGCGCGTTCGCTGTGGGCGATATCGATCGCAAGATGCCGAAGGCCGGCGATGTGAGCCTGTGTCGTTACTGCGGGCACATTGCCGTCTTCGGCGATGATCTCAAGTTGCGCGAGCCGAACGGCGAGGAGATCAGGGAGATCGCCGGCAACCCGCTCATTCTCTTGATGCAGCGGATTCGCGGGCAGCTCGCAAAAGAGGAAGCCCCCGATCGGAGGGACCAACCAACGACCGAGGGCTAACGTGCGGCTGGGATGGACTTGGGACCGCATCCCAGGCGCGGCACGCTGTCCGATTCGGACGCCGGAGGCAACCGGCACAGGTGGGGATTGAACGCAAGTGAGCAAGATAACGCGAGTGGAGCTGATGGCTGTTGCGCATGAAAGATTGCCACGCATTCCAGAGCGCGCGAGCGCGAAGGTTGGGACCAGAGCGATAGCAACGTCGCCGGGTTCGGCCAAGTGATGGACGCTGCTCTCGCGGCGTTTGCCGCCACTGAATGCAGGTCAGACGATGCGTGAATGGCTTGTGATCGATAGCACCTACAAGAACGCGGTGTTCCGGGGTGATGATGCCAAGAAGCCGCGCGGCTATATCCCGCGCGACGTTGCCGAGAGACTTCTTGGACGTGATCTTGGCGGAACCGTTTGGTTCACCAAGGACGACAGCAAACGAATGCGCGAGCATCCAGATTGGCGAGATACGGAGCCCGGATGGACTCCGCTGGGGTTCTGGTCATGAAACCTGCTCAGAAGCCCGATGAACGCGGATGGGCATGGCCGGACCCGCCGACAACACCGCGCGAGGTCATAGCGGGACATCTCAGAAGCTGGGGACCGAAGCTGGCATACGACCTTGCAGACACCCTGCTTATCGAATTGGCATGTCGCGGGTTTAGTGTGACCCGCACTGACGACGAATCAGCTCAAGAGAATCACGAGCGTGATCGCCCACAATAGCAACGGCGGCAACGCGCCGATCGTGATGCCGCGCCACAGCAAACAACACGGGCAATCGGTCGCGAGATACTGCGTCAGCCGGCTCGTAAAATGCTCGGGCGTCTGACACCATGTCGGCAGCAATTTGTGCGAGGCCCAGGCGAAAGCATTGGACAGCCAATTATCCGCCCACTCGGTCGGGCCGCCGGGACGGCGATCGTGCTCCGCTTCGACCACGGCTCGAATGCGGGGATCGTGCTCGGGACGGAAGCGCATGACGAATCCCGCACCGACTTTTCATTTCCGCGAGGGCTTTTGGACCGGCGTTGCGTGGGGTGCACCGGATAGTCCGGTGCACCCGCTTTGTTCGAAGTGTCAGGGCGCGCTGCCCGATGTGCCGCTGATGCTGTGGATCGAGAACGGCGCCATGATCCAGCTATGCGATGACTGCATCGAACGCTGGCTGATCGCGAGTTAACGGCGACCCTTCGGCTGTGCCTCACCTTCCGGCAAGCCCTGATCCGGGCTGCTGCCCACGTCGATTGGATTGCGGCGGCCTGAAACCGGAATGTACATCCAGCCGTAGTTCGGCACCCACGCGAGCACCCATCCGGGACCGCCCTCGGGCCGTGGCAAGGTGTTGTCGACCCCCGGCTGGCTCCCCGGCAGGCTGTTGTCCGGCCGAGCGCCGCTTCCTCCACCACCCGGCAGGGTGTTGTCTGGCCGCCCAGGACGGCCGCCCGGCAGCGTGTTGTCGATCCCCGGCTGACTGCCCGGCAGTCCGATATCCGGATGCACTGGCGCCCACGGCAGGCCGTTGTCGGGATACACTGGAGCCGGCGGCAGGCCGATGTCTGGCCGGCCAGGGGCGATCGGGAGGCTGTTGTCGGGACGGCCACCGCCTGGACGGCCATAGCCTGGATCGACCGGCGGGCGGTTGCCGAAGCCGGGATCGACCGGGGACCAGCCTGGGCGGCCGTAGCCTGGATCGATCGGTGGGCGCACGCCCCAGCCAGGATCAACGGCACCGCCACCGAGGCCCGGCGGCAGCGAATTGTCGGGGCGGCCGTCACCGCCGCCCAGCGGTACGATCATAGCGAAAGTCGGTTGCGTCATCGGCTATCCTCCGGTTGCAGCTCTCAGTTGATACGCCGCCCCAGCGTCTCGGGGATCATGATGCTCGGCGTTGGCGCCAGCTCGGCGCCGATCGGTGCCCGTTGGTGATAGCTGATCACGCGGATCGTCGCGAGCCCGAACAGCAGCGCCACGACCATGTAGAGCGCAATCAACGCGACCACGAGCAAGTAGAGTCGCTGGACGTTCCAGTCGATCGGCCACTGCATCCACTTTGCAAACATGACGATGACAGCACCGACCAGCACGAGGATTGCCACCACGATCGCAACATTGATCAGGCCGAGAACTATGCCGCTGAGTGTCATGGCTTTTCTCCTTCTAGGAACTATAGAGTTCAGCGCCGAGTTATTCTCGGCAACTGAACCAGCGAGGAAACGACCATGGCGAACGAACGACCGGAAGACGACAAGCAGAACCAGCAGCAACGCCGCGATCAGAAGCCGGGCCAGCAGAAGGATCAGGACGAGCAGCCGGTGTCGCAGCCGCACTATCCGAATCCCGGTGCCGGCGGGCATCAACCCGGCCAGCAGAACCCGCAGCAACGTGAGCCCGGCAAGAATCAAACCGAGCGGCAGCCGGGCCGCTAATTCGGTCGCGACGATGGGAGCGGCACGTCGCAAGCCGGCGGCTCCCATTTCATCGCCAGATTGCGTGCGCGGATGTAGGCACTGATCGCCTGCTGATTACCAGTCTGCGCCCGCCTTGGCTGCTCGTGCGGGTCTTGCACCCAGATCACGAACAATTTGGCGACGTGCTCCACGAACGCCTCATCATAAGCCCGCAATGACAACGCACGAATACGATCGCGCGTCTCAGGATCAGCACACACCGCCGCAGCTTCCGAGCTCGACTGCCGCGCGATCACCACGATGATCGCCAGGATCAGCAACGTGCCGACAGCTCCTATGAGAATGCCGAGCCTCATGATGTCGGAGTCGGCACCATCGCCACGATCATTTCGACGGTCTGCAGCAGCACCATCGCATCCGTAGACAGCGTGACCGCCTTTTCGTTGATCGGTCCCCAGTGCTTGCGGCGTGCGCGCAAGCCGATCGCCGTGGTCATCACCGCAAAGGCGGGCGAGTATTTTGCCAGCCATTGATAGGCGGCGCCGTTGCCGCTGCCATAAACGTCCAGATTGTCGGCCGTCGGATTGATGCCGAGAGCAAACGTCGGCAGGAAGCCGTTGGGATCATCCCAGTACATTTCGAACAGCCGAGCCATTTCATCGCTGGCCGTCTCCATGTTCCAGCTGGTTTGGAATAGGCCGGCTTCGCACGTGTCCGACTCGATATTGCTGGCCGACATGTCGCGGCCTTCACAATATTTGCCAGACGACTCCCGCATGCCCAGGCCGATCATCAGCACGAACAATGCGCGCAACGCCTCCACGCCGGGCGCGTCCACTCTGAGGCCGAGATCGCGCAGCTCCGACCCGTACCAACTCAGCGCATCATAGTCTTCGCCGTTGGGCGCGGCCTCCTGCGCCATTTCCTCGGCCCAGGACTCGCCTTGAGCGAGCCACATCAGGACCAGCGCGTAGCAAAGCGCCATGCCGGGGATGTAGCCGGCGGGTGCGCGACCGCGATCGGGCCACGAATAGAACATGAGCGGCGATGCTTTCGCCAACAGCGTCACAACGGCGGCGACGCTCTCGGGTAGATCGGTGCCGCCCTTGGCCATGCGCACCACAAGCCGGTCGATCTCCTCCCACGTCTGCGGACCCACCACGCCGTCGGCCGACAGTCCATTGGCGCGCTGGAATGACTCGACTTGAGTCGCCGTCACGGTGCCGAAGGCACCGTCTGCAGGGACCGCCAGGACGGCCTGGACCACGGCCACGTCCGGCCCGTCATCGCCCTTGCCGAGCACACGGCGATCCTCCGGCGGGGGAGGACGATCCACCAGCTCCGGCGGCTCTGGCGGCTGGATCGGTTCGATC